ATAGGTTTATAATTTAATTAACCGGAGGGTCCATACCCCCAAAGGAGGACATCATGGGATCGCCTAAGAGTTTTGAGAAAATTACCACTCTAACTTCAGTCACGACTTTAAGTTCAGCGGTTTACAATCCATCTCAGTTTTATTCAACCAATCTGACCAACGGGGCACTTACGTCTGGAACGTCATGGACAGGTGCGAATGACTTTGCCTCAACAGGGAATAAAGCTGTTTATACTCATAGTTCAGGGGCAGGAACATATACCCAGGCTGTGACGTCTTTAGCCCGTACCGGAAGATCGGAACAGAAGTACAGGTTTATTTACACCGTATCAAGCCCTTCTGGAACCGCACCAACAGTTTCCGTTTCAACGGCTTTTGCGGGAGTTGCGGCGGCTCTTATTGGGCTTAGTGCGGCAGGGACATATCAAATCGATTTCGTTTCAGCGGCAAATCCAGCGGCGTTTGTCCTTTCGGGAACATCCACCACAACGGGTGCTGCTTCGCTTGACGATCTTGAACTGTACGAGTTTGTTCAATCAAGTGACATCATGCAGGTAAAGAGGGCAGTTATTTCGGTTGAAACTGCATCGGTCAATTTCACCATAGACGGTTCTATGCCCACCGTTTCTTCGGGGACGTATCAGGGACATCTTCTTGATGCAGGTGATGTTCTCACGTTGAATGAGATTGATGAGATCCGAAAATTCAGGTGTATCAATTCCGTAGCGTCGAATGGTGCCGTTCTTAAAGTCACCTATTCGTTCTAAGGAGGTCTGACATGAATATCAAACGAGACAACTTTTCAAAGGTGTTTTCAGCGGTAAGACCTACGGAAGCAGATGCGGGATATACTGTTCCTACGTTATGGATTGATACCGCTGCGGATCAGGCATACATTCTTACGGATGTCACCAGCGGTGTGGCTACATGGAAGAACGTAACCGGAGCTTCGACAACGCTTGATGCACAGAACTCTGTTCTTTCGATAGCGACAGCTTCAAGTGCACCCCCCACGGAAACAACGGGTAACAGGTATCTTTTAAGTTCTACCGGGACACCTCATGCGAATTGGGACGGGGCGTTAAACAACGACATAGTAGAGTTTGACGGTGCTTATTGGGTCGCCACGACACCTACAGAGGGCATGATAGTAGAGGTAGAAGACGTAAACACCATTTATCTCTATATTACGTCTTGGACTGCATGGCAGAATCAGGCATTAACTACGACATCCTCTCCGACGTTTGTTAATATCACCGCGTCGGGGAATACCCCACTTAATCTTACCGGTACGGCGGTCACGAAGGGTGTCAACTTTGCCAACGCAACCGTAGATATGAGCGATGCTGACAATACCATGCTGTCTTACGGGACATGGAATGATGAAGTAGACGTTGGGGCGCATACAGCGCATTTTGTTCCCTGGCAGGTGCATATGCACTCAACATCCGCTTCTGCCTTTGACATTGCCGCCATGAGGCTCAGGGTTGACACGGACGGGGACAACACAGGTGCGGCGTTACAGGTGCTTCAGCTTCGGTCCTCTATCATCAACGATACCGCTTCAATAGGTACAATGGGCGCAGGACTAAGTATTGACGCAGCGTGTAATGTCGATACGGGGGAAGTGGTGGTTGGTGGCTTCTCGATTGCCGGTGCATACAAACCAACTACTGGCGCACCGAATAAGGTTACTGTTTTACAGGCTTGTAACTGGAATACTTATGCCGGGACTTCTGTCAACTACCTCATTGATGCGTATCAGAATGGCGCAGGGAATACCGTTGACGCTTTACTTAGAGGAAATGTCATTGCGGGTACGGCGACGGTCGGTGCGGAAATTGCAAATACTTCTGGAACACTAACAACGGGTTTGAAGTTTACAGGAACGATTGGGACGGACATAAGCCTCCAAAATGGAGAGACAATCAGCAACACAGTAAATGGGGCAATAGCATTAGGTGGTGCTACGAGTATGAAAGGCCCCGCAGCCGTAACCTCTTTCGCGGGTACGGTAACAGCAGCGGCCTCTACTTCCGTGACATTCTCAAGCGCGGCGGATGCTATCCTTTGCGGGTATAACGCCACTAACCCTGTCTTGGGTGCAACGCTGATCTCCAATGCCCTTACAAGATATATCGTAAGCTGGACGAACGCCACGACAGCGGTGGTTGATAGCTCAGTAACATGGGCGGGTACGGTGATTACGAGTTGCCAGTTGCCGATTGCTACGTTTGTGGATTCGAGCGGAGGAGTTGCTGGATGGATTTCGGCTGGCAGAAATATGGTTATATTTGCTCCTGGTTATTCCGATACGGCTGGGTTGGCTACTATATTGAAATTTGGGAGGCCGGATAAAGCGGACGGCCAGTTTCAATATCGACTTGATAATACTCGTGGCGACTTATGTTTAGATGGTTTTAGTGGTGGGAATTGGGTCGAGGTGATTCGGTGGGCGGTCACTGCTCGTAATGTTATTATCGGTGGCGTTGTTCCAGGCACCTCCGCAGTTAAGATGCTCTACATGGGTTCTGGAACTGATGCCTCAGATTCCCCCGCAGATGCGGCAGGTATTGTGGTTAAAGACAAAGGTGCGGTTGCTGGAAAAGCCGCTTTCCATATGCGTGACGAAGCAGGGAACAACGGGCCGGTAGCGTTTGGGAACCTTGTCATCACAAGCCACGGGGCAACTGAATCAGCTACGGCAGATACGATGTATGGTAATGCTCACCTTGTTACGGGCAATTATGTCGTCAGCCTCCCCACGGCAACAGTCGGGTATAACACAACCTTTATGGCTACTACTGCGGCGGCTTTCTCCCTCGATTTACTTACTGGAACGGATGTGTTTTACCTTGATGGGGTCGCGCTTACTGCCGGTTACAAAGTTACGTCTGACGCATCAATAAGAGCCGAAGTCCAAGTGAGATGCCTTGTTACAGGTTTCTATGAAGTAACAACTGTGAATGGTAGCTTCATCGACGGAGGTGCTTAATGAAAGCCTCTACTAAACGTAAATCAGTCGCCTCCGGTACAGTCACCAGCGGCATGAAGATAAGCGCGACAGATGGTGTTGCCTTCGTTGATTTCACAGCCGCGACGTATCTCCCGAACAGCGATTCTACGCCTTTGCCGAACTATCTCGGCCACCTCCTGAGAATCTACGACAGCTCAAACAGGTGGATAGAGGGGTATATCAAGGCGGCGGGGAGTGCGGAGACGTTTGAAGATGTTATTGGAGGAACAAATCCAGCCTTATTAAACGGTGATTTCGAATCCGCCGAACCTCCTGGAGTCGTGTGGAGTCGTGGAACTGGATGGGTGATTACTGGTGGGGTGGCTGTCGCGACTGCCGTTGCCGCAAATGTAAGTTTATATCAAAGCCTTACAGGTCTTACCCCTAATTATCTGTATAAGGCAAGTGCAGATTTTGTTGTTACTACGGGAACAGTGGCGCATAGGTTTGATGCGGTAAATGGGCCAACTATATCTACATCAGGCACATATTCGCACTACAGAACCATCCAAAACTCAAACATTGACCCTCTGGTTAGGGCATTGACAGAATTTACCGGAACAGTAAATAATTACAGTTGGAGAAAAGTCCTCACCCCCAGTTCCACCGGCTGCACCATCTCCAACACAAAGGGCGGCTCTGTGATGAACTGGAAGAGCAAGAACGCATCCTTCAACTACAATGATTCCAGCTATTCATACCGAATCTACAAGGACAAGGCGGCGGTTGTCGTGGCTACTGACACCATCGCGGCAGGTGCGGCCAAATTAGATACCACCACAGCAAATGCCTTCTACGGCGGTGCGGTTGATCTCTCAGCCTACCAGACAGGAAAGCATATCCTTGCTCTCTACAACACGACAGGCGGTTACGGGGCTATTGCGTGGATAAGCGCGGAAGCACCGGCGGGGGAGACACTGGGAGGCGACCTTGTCACTGACCCGTTATTTAATGATGACGGTGCTTGGGCAAAAGAGGAAGCGGCTTGGACAGTAGATACAACGAATCATTGGGCTGTTGCAACTCTTGTTCGTAATAATTACTGGATAAAAAATACTCTATCTTCGGCTTCAACAGTTGGGAGTTTATATAAAATCGCCGGAGAATGTCTAACACTTACGAGTTCCACTTGGAATCTTGCCTTTTCTGGATCAACTTCTTTGCCAACTGTTTATTCAAGTACTGGCGTAAAAACGATATATCTTACCTCCGACCAAATAGGTACAACCGCTGGTTTTTCTGGTAGAAATGACAATACTTCTGGAACATTTGATAATTTCCATGTGTATAAATTTACCGCCCCCGTCGCCACAGGCGCGCTCCTTCTCTCTACTCGCGGAGGCTCAAGGGGATGGATAAGTAAACACGCATCGTTCGATCCGAATTTAGAAATGACCTACAAGATTTACTATGTGGGAGATTGAGCATGAAACTCCTTGCCTGGCTTATAATCTTACTTATGTCTGGATGTGGCTACCCTCATTCGTTTCATCACAAGTATGTCCTTCCCGCTGGTACGGAGATCCATATAGTAAGTGACCGATCACTCTACGACGTAAAGGAAAGAATAGACAGGGATGGCTATGTTCACATTCCTTCTTCTTGCACCCCTCGTATATGGGTAACAGGCTACCAGCGCAGAGATGGAAAGATCAGCGTGGATAAGCCTTGGGTACTTGGGCATGAGATAGAGGAAGTGCTGAAGTATTGTACAGATGGGACTTACTACTTACCGGAGCATAATTAAATGGACATACCTTTAATTAACACAAAACTTGCAGGGATAGATCAGCTGGTGTCAGAGATCAGAACCCTGGTAAATGAGGTGCCAGTACCTCCCGATCCTCCTGAGCCTCCGCTCCCTGGTGATGATGCGATCATAAGCCGTATGGTGGGTACGTCCCTTCTTACGATCCGGGGAGCTAGCAAGTACGCAGGGGCGATTGATTTTCTCATCTGGAACGGCAAGGAGTTTGTATCCCGAACCTGCACAGGTGATTTGCTCCAGACTGCCCTGGCTTGTAATGACTTGGCTGAGAGATACAATCCCACCGAGGCGGGCAATAGGTCTGGTGAGCCAAGTAAGCTAATCTCCATGACAGCCAATGGTAACGTGCTGAATACCAAGTGCCAGATGGCGTTCTACCTCAGCCCTGGTGAAGTATCAAATCCCAATGGGGAAGGCCCACAGACTCTACCTGCTGTAAACACGACGGAGCTGAGCGACTACATCCTTACAAAGAAAGTCACGATAGGCCATGCTTCATCTGACCACGTGATCGAGTTCCTATTAAACATCCATATCCCTGAACCCTGCAATACCATCATTGAGGCATTGACTGGATACATGCCAGCGGAGTTTAGCTCATTCTATACTTACAACCATTCAACTCGTGAGCTATACCCTATCTCTGAGGGGCCAGGCGAGCAACAGTATCCACTTGTCTTTGCTTCCGGTGACACTCACGCGATGGGCTGTTACTGCCCTGACTTACCTATTCAGAATCAGTATAAGTATCTCGGCTATGGTAGATCCGCTCCACCGTGGGTCGCTGATGGCATGGTCAAATGGAACATGGTCTTTCGCATGAATGGATTGACTCCCGGAGACTATGCCTTCCGATGCTATGTAATGGTCGGCACGCTCGAGAACGTGCGGGTCTCGATGGTCCAGCTTCACAACTACTTTGGCGGGGTAACTCCTACTCCTCCTACGCCTCCTCCTGGGGATGAAATCAAAGACTTCAACCGACTTCCTGAGTGCGACAACCCAAGTGCAATCTATTTCAGCGCGGGTAATGTTAACGGTGATATGCACGTCGGAGAGTATGGCTACCAGAACGGGAGAACGAAATCATCCCTCTGGAAATATCCTCACAGCTTTGTCCGAGACTTCGATTGCGAAGCTATCTTTGATTTGTGTATGCATAAGGGGATCAATCTTCTTGCGCTGGAACGCGGCGGGTGGGGATCAGAAATAGACAGGGGTATGATCTATCGTCTATCGGGAAACTCATGGATAGAGACTTATAGACATCCCTCTCTGGCATCTGCTCTCAAGATGAAATCGTGTGCCGATGGGTACGTCTATGCGACACTCGGTGAATCTTCGGTCCGCTCGCTCGATGGTATAACATGGGGAGTTTACAACGACACGCCTGGATACTGTCAATGGGATGTCACGGATTCAGGGGCAGATATATGGATCGCCGGAGCGTACGGGGGTGACTACGGCCCAGGGTGTCATCCGGTAGTCTGGAAAAACAGAAGCATGGTGTGGGATTCGCTACAAGAAGATGCAGGTTTTCTCGGCATTGCGGCTTTTAACGGGAACATATTTTTGGCTCAGGCAAACCCGGCGCAGATTATTCGATTCTCCGATAAGAAGGTCGTGTTGAATCGCCCAGGACAGGCCAAGTTCACCAAGTTAGTCATAGATGAGTTTGCGAAAACCCTCTACGCAATTACCTGTGTGCCGGACAGCGCAGCTTCAGGCGCAGAGGTCTGGTCAACAAAGGATGGTAATGCATGGAAGCAGATGCCAGGGCCGTATTCAGTGCCACATCTATTCAATGCCTACTATAATCCATCGACAAAAGAGATATGGCTTACTGGCGGGAAATGGTCGCAAAGGTCAGGTGGGTACGGTAGAATATATAAGAGTGTTCGATAGGATAAGGGGGCCACAAATGTATGGATTTCGCTTCTCTTGCTCAGCAATACGGGACACCTGCGTTGGTAGTTGCCATCATCGGATTTGTGGTCTCTCACTTTCTGTCTGGCTATTCGAATCACAAAAAAGATGTCTACCGGAAGATTGAGGAGCGTGTGAAAGACGGAATTTGCAAAGAACGACGAGAGGCAATCGACAAACAGATCAACGAGCACAAGCAGGATGGGAACCATGAACGGATATAAGAAATCAATACTTGCCGCGATAATCGTACTTGCCTTGCTTGTGGCAGGCGCATGGGTTGATAGGTGGTACTGGGAACACTGGCCTATGGTTCCTCTCGTTCTACACGGCGATAAGATAAAGATCACTAACGCCAACCGTGAAGTTTGCCAGGGGAGTATGCTGCTGTATGCAATAGAGGGCGAAAAATTAATGGAATACACCGGGGCCGTGGTGAAGCGACAGCTTATTAATTCCTACGTGATAACCTACCCGGCTTCGCAGCCACCTACAAAACCGATGGGGCATATTGATGTAGGTGGACACCTGCATGTCCCGAAGATGGCAGAGGTTGGTGACTGGTACATGCGATGGGAAGTCATAGTTCCGCTTGGCCCGGAGAAGTACGGGAGAAAATTCAGCATAGCAAAGAACAGTGAGCCGTTCTGGGTTGTGGACTGCGATAATGACAAAGGTGAAAAGGGTGATCGTGGCCCGAAGGGAGACAAGGGTGAACCCGGCAAAGGTTTCTGGGGGAAGTAAATGACCATCATCCGTTTTATTCTTATCGACTGGTGGGTGTGGCTGATTGTTCTGGCGATGAATTGCAGGTGAGGCATGAATACCCTTAGAGTTAAAAGAGCATTGTTCACTTCTCTTGTTCCGATACTGATTAACGAGATGATTTCAGCAGGGTATATCCCTCTGATTGGAAAAGACGGTCTGAAGCATAGGCCGGGGAGTCTGCACTATGAAGGTTTAGCCGTGGACATCGACCTGTTCAAAGGCGATGAGTACCAGGATAAGACGGAGCAGCATCAAGTGTTCGGAGAAATGTGGGAGAAGTTACATCCTGATTGTAGGTGGGGTGGAAGATTCAGCGACGGAAATCACTACAGCGTAACATACTTAAACAAGGCTTGATATGACTCGCATACTCACAGGGCTTCAGACGGATCATCTCGACAATGAAAGATGGGTAAGAATAACATCCCCCTTTGTCTGCGAGCTGGATTGTCTAAGAGAGGCAGGGTTACAGTCAAGAGTGACCGTACAGGCTGGTTTTATCCAGGACTTTGAGAGTATCCCTATCGTCAGAGGTCGGAATAAGCGCGGTGGGACGATACACGATTATCTATCTTGTCATGACTCTATTCCGGTTGTCACTAAGCAGCTCGCGGCGGAAGCATATTGGGAGATGAACGTATATACGGATAGCATAGACCACAGTAGAAACTATCCCGTTATGGTCGCAGATTGGGCGCGGAGGTGGAGCAAGTGGGCCGTGGTCAGAGTATGGCCTGGATACTTCCACAAGAGAAGCATCTATGCGACCTGCAAGGAATTGACTGGATTAGAGGGCGATCCCTACATCACTATTGAGAAGCTGAAGGCGTTGATCGTCAAGACAAAAGAGGTATCCGCTGACCTAAAAGAAGTAGACGCTGATACGAAAGAAATGGTCAAGGAAACTGATCATGTTACCGAAGGGTTGAAGGATGCGATAGAGGAGAAGAAGGCATGAAAGACATCATCTGCAACGACAAGTTTCTGGTGACCTTTGCCGTGACGATCCTTGGAGTAGGAGCCTATGGGTGGAGCATCACGACAGGGGTTTCGGCAGAAAACATAATTACCGCTATCGTGTCGGGACTTTTCGGCATGGCTGCTGGAAGATCAATGACAAGAAACGACGACAAACCCCAAGGGAAGAAATAAAGTCACGGGGAGGTATTCACCAGACTAACTTCCTCTCGACCGAGAGCGGGGCAGAAAAAACACTTGACAAATGATTTTATTTCCATAGAATAGAGTCAACTTAAATCAAAGGAGAATGGCATGAGGCTGGTAACCTCGATAAAAACATCATCAGATTTTCCATTCGTGCAGGCCACCAACCTGCCCTTTGATAAGCAGCCCCATCGGATTCGTTCTGGTGGGGTTTCTTATTTCCTACCGCACAGAAATTCAAAGCTAATAGCCCTGCCAATGAATGTGCGGAAAGTGTTGACCTTCAGTGATACGCAAGTGCGGGATGGGATTTTGAATTTTGCGTTGAAGGTTCCCGTGAGGATACCAAACCAACCAACGGAGAGAGACACCCATATCACCCCCTCCGCGTCGATAGGCTCCCCACGGGAATATAGTGCCATAAGTACAAATCATCCCTATCAAAAATCTGGTGAAAAAGCAAAGGGCTACTCTGTGTCTCTGCTCGTCCTTTAGGGTTCTGATCTGTACGAAAGCTACGCATTTTCTCTCCTAAGACCTGTGAAACCAGTGAGGGGGGTGGTGTCTCTTAAATCTAATCTCTGGTGCCTTGCCTATTTTAGATAGTCTATAAATCGTGTTCCCCACATCTTTGACGGCTTATATCCTAATTGTTTACATAGATCAGCCATTGCTTCAAGATATGTATTCCCAAACCCTGCTGGGGATACCTGCAAATCAACAAAATCTTTATGCTTAGCGGTTTTCTTATCGCCATCTACGTCAAGTAATAAGCCAACTCGTTCTGCGTATTCTTTCGCATCCTCGTCATCGCATCCCCATTTATTTGCAAGTTCTAATATCCTTTCCTTTCTCGCCCCTGCCGCCAAACCCTCAATGCATATCGACCATGCATCTAATCTATTATCCGGGTCGCATGGCCAAAGCCCTACAGCAAATGGAGACTCGCGTATATCTGCCGCCGTTTCACCGAGTTCACGTTTGTAAATCATTTCCCCGTTGGTGTGTAGATAATACCATCCTTGTAACATCACTTCCTCCTTTTAATAGTTGGTGCCTTGCCTAAAAGAAAACATCATCGCCATGACCTATTTTGGGATTATACTCTGTCATTACTGGTTCATCTTTCATAAACAGCGGCACAACGACACTTCCATCAGGAAGATGACTATGCGCCTGCATAAGCCTTGCAATTCTATTCAACATAGAAACCTCTGATTGAAGTCTTTTGATTTGAGTTCGTAAGCGTTCAGATTTCTCTATCTCGTTACACTCACTCCAATATTTATCTCTTGCGATTTTCATCTCATTAGTTTCCATCACTTCCTCCTTAGTTTTATTATTGGTGCCTTCCCTCCGAACGCGCCAAGAAAGAACGCCTAAATCAACGCAATCAGGAGCAGGTAGAGCGAAGGCCAGAATAAAAGGTGGATCATGTCTAAACGTCTCCGATTTTCTTGACTGCTTCTTTATTCAAATATCTGATTATCTCATTCACCGACCATCCATTTGGCCCCATAGGAATATGCTTTCTTGTATTATTTACCCAATCTCGTAAATCCATATACGCTCCTGGGCAATGGATATGTTCTCCATTAAGATCCCACCCAGCCAAAGGGTAGCTTTCTATATGTTGCAGATTCATTTCGCCTCCAATGTCTTTAATAGCCAGGGGATCATGGTCTGGTCTCCTCCTTAATCATATCGTTTATTATCCTTCTCGTTCGCTCAAAGCAGTAATCAAGAACTGACATAGCATCTGAGTTGTGGAGTTCTTCTACGTTATGATATTCTTTTCCTTTGTACTTTACGGTAACGTTTAACTGTTTACGGCCTGGGTAGCAGTATTGCGGTTCAATTCTCACTTCAATAGAATCGAGTTCGTTGCTCATTTCTTCACCTCCAAAAACTCAGCCACCAGCCAGCTAAACCTATCCGGTCGCTCGACCAGAAACCAATAAGCAAAGTGCTTCATTTCTTTATCTGGATTAAACTTACTTGCGGCAAAAAGTAAAAACTCATTCCACTCCCCCATCTCCATCAGCTTCTCCGCAAGTGCCTGACGGTCATCGGGGGCGTCGAAGGGGCGGTTTTCTATACAGGATATATAATACCAGTTACCGCAGGAACATATTTTATGCCCGTCCACGCCATCCTCTTGTCTTTTAAGCTCATGCCAGCACTCACCTATAAACTCAGTGAGCATCTTCTTTCGTGCTTCGGTCAGGGTGTAGTTCATGACTTTATCTCCTTCCTCACCCAGATAAGTAAATCTATCAGAGCATCTGTGGGGTTGGGACTACCCTTCCTATTAAAAGGAAGATTGATTCCTGTCTCGTAATCCACGTAAAAAGCGTGCGTAAAATTTATGTTCTTATCCATTTGTAATTCATAAAGTCCTTTTTCTTTTGTCCGAAAAGTCCCCGGCAGCTCCCTCCATACCTCAGCCATGCTAGGGGCGGGGACCTGCTCCACATGATTCATACCACGAAAGTATAAGTTCCACTCTCTTCGGTCTGGATATTCATAGGGCCTCCAATAGGCTTCCGTTTCCAGCACAATCCCTGCATCTATCAGCCTCTTGCTGGCTTCAAGGCTCGCATAGTTTAATGGGTTCATGGCTTCTGCCTCCAATCATAAGTCTCAAAAGTTTGTTTATCGGCCAGCCTAGACTGATCCCAGAAGGCGCGGAGTTTGGCAAGTTCATCCTTGAGCGCGGCGATCTCCTTATCCTTCTCTATCGTCAGGGAATAGAGCCTTGCTGTCTCGGTCTGAAGGTCTGCAATCCGGCGGTCCTTCTCCTCAAGGGCGGCAAGGTAGTCGGGGTAGAGGACAATGTCCCCATCTACATCTTCTTTGAATCCTGTATCAAAAACACCGGGGCTAATTTCCTTTAAGGCTGTGAAGCTGTATCTCTGTATCATATCCCCCCCTGTTGGCTCATATCTCTGTTCTCCCCTCAATATATATAAATGTAGAACCACATGCACTACATTGCAATTTTCCTACATCATTCAAAGAAATAGCCTGCATAGCCTGGATAACGGCATCAATCATTTCTAATGATACTTGTTCACTCCAGATCTTTTCTGCGGTACGCTGTACTTTTTGCATAAATTCATAATCATATGACCAGTTTGCCTTTTTATCTGGTTCTTTCGCAGTAGGAACGCTCAGTATTAATCTCTGCATCATACCCCCTCCTTGTGGCGGTTAAGCCTTTGCCCTCTTCTTTTCCACCCCGTTAATCTCCTGAAACGCATCCTTAAATTCTCCCCGGACTTTGTGGATATACCACAGTATCCACTTGCCGACCTTCAGTAAAACCCAAGTCATACCGCCGATTGAAAGCAGGAATATCCCTAAGATCGCTATTGCACCGCCAAGAGTCCAGGCGGCTTGGCTTAGTCCGGTTAAGATTAGGTTTGAGTCCATCAACGTACCCTCCTTGTGACGTTAATTCTTATGTGACATCCGTAACCCGCTTAAAATCAAAACAATCAATAAAGCAAACCACGGATGCCCCTGGATGACTAAATATGTGATAGAAGCAATCCCAAAGACTATGATAAGCGCAAATGCGATATGAATCACCTCACCCTCCTAAACCACGGCGTAACCGTGTGCGCTGTCTTGCGTTCCCATCTGTTACTCCACCAAAGCCAGAGAAGGCCGATAGCATGAACAAGCAGCAGCCCAAGGACCAGGACGGCAAGGAACAGACAGATAAACAATATCATGTCGATGTTGGTCAAAGTTTCCATTATTTAACCTCCAAAGTCTTATAGAACGGACACCATGTATTTACGGAGCAGTAGTTTAGGCATTTAGTATTCTCACCGGGACGGAGTTCGACATAGTGTGTTTTTGCCGTTCTTTTTTCTTCTAAGTCGGCTCTATCAATAGCTTCTTCATTGGTATCAAAAACCCTTACCGCTTTCTCGACACCTTGCTTCTTAACCGCATACTTTGTGGGTTTCTCCCATCGCTCAGTTGGCGTACACCAATATTCTACCGGAATTTCTACTGAGGATTGTCCACAAGCGATTTTCTCCGCATTTAGGTGTAGGGATACCCTTTCGGAAATAAACGCCTCGCAGGTCGATTTATCCCAAGGTTTATAGGAAATCTGCTTGAAGGGTATTTCGGGATAATCACCGGAGCTTCGTTTACGTTCCATCTTATTCCAATCTCTAAGAATGAGCCAATTTGCCAGCCCCGAAACGGGCTTTCCAAGCGATTGGACAAGGTATCCATAAATTTGAAGCTGTTGCTCCCATTCGCTTTTATCTGCGGCGAATATAACTGACCATACGGAAGTGAATTTGAAATCAATCACTTCTCCGTTGAAGTAATCCACAACTCCAACGAGAGTTGCATCCCCGAATGGTTTTTCTATCTTTATTTCTGATACAAGGAAATTGATTTCAAGAGTCTTGTGCCCCATCTTCCCAAGCAAAGACCACAGATTTTCACTGACATCCTCTTCTATTTCGTGACCGTGTTGCATCGAAAGGATGCGTCTTAAAGGGCTGTCTATCAGTGCCGTAACTGAGATTCTACCCGGAACAACCGGACGGCGTTCAACGGTAAGTGCCTTGACTAAAGGTTGGGGCAAATCATAGACGTTAGACACTAGCCTTCTCCTTCCTTCTACCCTTCGGCGGATTTCTTGAGATATGCATAGATCCATAACAGAGTGCCTCACAGACCGCCAGAAAGAACCATTCCTTTTTCAATAGATACCTCACGATAGATACGATCAGCTTCATGTTTTGCTCCTTTCCCTAAATGACTTTACAATCTCAAGATCGTTAAGATAGTCTAAAGTAGGTTCATCTACTACGAGAACGTGTGCCTCAAATGAATCTATTGGGATTTTAAGCCCAATATCTTGGACACTGGCATACATCCTTACAAAGAAAGTGGTGTCGCCGCGCGAAATATCTCTAACAATATGACAGACTGCTGTTGGCATTATTTCTTCCCTTTCTTTACCTTCTTGAAATTATTTTTTGTGGGTTTAGTTTTATCTTCTCCAACTACAGTAAGTAAAGATTCTATTTTAATATTTTGCCCGATGAAAAGTGCGGTAAGATTCAATAGCCCTTCCGCTACTATCTTTACCGCTTCAATAGCATTTTCATCCCATTTCGTACCTATGAACTGACAGTTTTTAATATTCATTTCTTGGCCTCCCATAAATCGCAGACACCTGATTTTTCAATTTGCTTATGGCCGACTTGACAGATAAAGACCTTGACTTTACATCGACAAGTAAGTGATTCGTGGTCAACCTTCTCTCGGATCGAATCAAGGAAGTTGCAGTTGCCGCACTCTTTCTCGTGGTGTTGAACGGTGTAATTTCGACTCATAAAATACTCCTGTTCTCATACAGCCAGTTAATTCTCTTATGGTATTCTAAATTCCAACGTGCCGTCCATGCCAATCGTTCCTTCTCTGTCCCGCCGCGAAACTTCTTGCCGACAAGTTTATTCGCGTGTTGTTCGGCTTCCTGAATGAAGCTGTCACGGGTAGCGATATAATCAAGGTCGGGATGACACCATTGTTCAAGAGAGTAATCAGTAAGGTTTGGCATATTAACTCCCTATTTCTTTGAAAAACGTGATGGTAATACCGGCGATTTCTATTTCTCTAACTATGTTAGTGAATGGTAAAGGTGGTATCTCTTTTAGCTCAATATCCTTCGGTTGGCACATATGTACTGAAATATAGATTTTCTCAGTGGCTCGGATAGATATGTCCATATCACCCTCCTAGAACGGAACGTCTGTTTCTACTGGTGGTTGTTCTTCCGGTTCTGTTTTTTCGGTATGTGCCGAAACCCATTCCGCTGATTCGTGAATTTTATCAACAATCCATTTAGGAGTTGCTTCAGGTGGTTCACCGGATTCAATCGCGTAAATTACAGTAGGATTCTCCGATTCCATCTTCTGCATACCCTTGTAAAGCGGAAGAATAGCGGAGATGTTAGCATAGGTCTTACCGTCCTTTGAGGTATGAAGCACCTGAATCATTCCATTGACACCGATCAGTTTGGAGATGTCAAAGCCTTGAAGTTCCTCGGCAGTAAAAGCCCTCCCACGCCATGATTCAAGATATTTACGAAGGTTCGCACGATCACCTAAACTAACGGTGAATGTTTTACTGACGACTCTCGGAAGTGATAGCGTCTGACCGTCTTTCTGTATTTCAATCCGTTCTGAAGGAATTTCAAAGATGATAAGACATTGATGCGCCGCCTTATCAAAAGTCTTGTTGTACTGAGTGCCTAAATCGTAAATCGCGTAACAGACCCCTTGATGAACACCGGCAGGAACAGGGTCAAATCCTTTTTCTTCTCTGGCTGTCAAACCCATTTTGTTTCTCCTTTCCAATAAATTGGAGGTTAATTGTACGGCCCATCGGTTGATTCCATCCGCCTACAACACATTGTGAGTGCATCACGCCCTTGGAGGCTCACAACTTAGGCCGTATGTAAAAGATCCTCTTTCCTACTGCTCCGTGTTACCAGGATGCCCACTTCCGATTCCTCTTTCCCCGGCTCCCCGTCTGACTTGAAAGGCCATGTCGGGAGGGTTAAGAGGTTCTGATTCGGCGGGTCTTGGGAAAGAGCTTGTTCGTTGGGGGTAGTATTTCATACTTTTTATTCATTGTCAAGTGAAAATAGATGTTGACATGTAAATATTTTTATGTATAATGGAATCAAAAAAGAAAGGAGGCACTATGGAAAATACAAATAATAAACCGGATACATCCCACAAAATCAAATCGTTGCTTGCTCTTAACGGTAAAAATATGGATACGCTTGCACCTCTTTTGGGTGTCCATGTCATCACAATCTATAACCGTATGAAAAGCAATTCCTGGTCGGTTGATGATATAAATAAAATCGCCGCTCATCACAATATTGACCCTAAAGACCTTATCTGAGGATGCGCCATGTATAGAGGCTACGTTAAACTCTGGCGCAAATCCCTTGACGCCGGATGGTTATCAAACCATAAATTATGGACGTTTTGGTGTTGGTGTCTAATGAAAGCATCCTATAAAGAAATGGACATGAGGGTTGGCTATCAAGAAGTTCATTTAATGCCTGGTGATTTTATCTTTGGATTGAACAAGGCATCCTCCGAACTACGGATTTCAGTGCAATCCATAAGAACGATCATCACCGCACTCATTTCTACACAAAATATAACAGTCAAACCAACAAACAAGTTTTCTATTATTTCAATAAATAATTGGGATACTTATCAGGCTGACGACAAAGACATCAACACTCAAATTAACACGCAACTAACAAACAACCAACAAACAACTAACACTCAACTAACAACAAACAAGAATGAAAAGAATGTAAAGAATAAAACATATACCGATGAGTTTTTGAAATTCTATGCCGTGTATCCAAAAAAGGTAGGTAAAGATTTTGCATGGAAGGCATGGTTATCCAAAAATGGGACAAGGCCACCTACGGACGTAATTATTTCTGCTATTGAACGGCTAAAAGTTACTGAACAATGGATTAAGAATAACGGTCAATATATTCCCAATCCGGCAACATGGTTGAATCGTGGTGGGTGGGATGATGATTACAGTTTATTTAATGGTGATCCATTCAAAGGAGCATTATGACAGTACGAGATTATTTAATCAAAAAGAGTATTGAGTTTAAGATGCGTGGCGATGAAGCGGTAGCGAATTGCCCGTTTTGTTTCGATACGGAAAAGAAGTTTGCAATCAATGTTAAAAGTGGCGCGTTCAAATGTCTGCATGAAAACTCTTGCGGAGTTTCAGGATCATTTTGGGATTTCCAGAAGAGAATGGGTGATGAACCTAAAAGGATAGGAGATAATGTCCATTTTGTTGGAAAGCGAAAATCATATAAAAAAGTAACGGTTACGGTGGCGAAAATAACAAATCCTGTGACGGAGTATCTTGAAAAGACCCGTGGGTTTTCAAAAGGGACAATAGAATATTTCAATATTGGGGCAAAGGGAACGGATACGGTAGAGATACCGTTCTATAAAAATGGTGTCCTTGTTAATATAAAGTACCGAAGCATAAAAGATAAACATAACATGTGGCAAGAAAAAGAAGCAGAGCAGGTTTTATTAAATAGGGATAATGTGGAAGGTGACACGCTTATTATTTGTGAAGGAGAGTATGACTGTATGGCTCTCCATCAGTACGGAATCAAAGCTGTTACGTCCATACCTTCAGGGGCGGGAAATTTCGATTGGGTGGAAAACGAATGGGATTATATAGATAAATTTAGACAGATAGTTATTTGCTTTGATGATGATCCAGCAGGTGAAACAAAAGCGAGAGAGCTTGTCGCAAAGATAGGTAGCTGGAAATGCAAGGGGGTTATCTTCCCGTTCAAGGACGCAAACGAATGTCTAATCAATAATGTTTCAAAGGAAGCAATGGTTGAATGTATTGAATCGGCTCATGATTTTTCACCGGCAATGCTTTCTACCCCGTCGGCGTTTGCGGATGAAATAAAAGAAGTATTCAGTAATCCAGACAAACTTAACGGAACTAAAACAGCATGGCCTAAACTGACAAAACTACTTGGTGGTTGGAGGAACGAAGAACTAACTGTATGGACAGGAAGAAGTGGAGCAGGCAAGTCAACTATATTAAATCAAGTTGTTCTGTGCCTTGCCGGAGAGGGTATAAATTCGTGCATTGCTTCTCTTGAAATGCCGCCTAAGAGTTACCTTAGATGGGCTTGTGTCCAGTTACTTGGTAATTGGAATCCATCTTCGGAGGCGGTTGATAGAGCGTTGGCGTTTATGGATAGCCGGTTGTATATCGTAAACACACATGAGGAGATAAAAGAGACTGAATTATTCGACATTTTTGAGTATGCGGCACGAAAGCATAATTGTCGGCACATGGTTATTGATAGTCTTGTTAGGGTAGTTCTTGAATCGAAGGAAGAGCTTGAGGCGCAGAAAAACTTTGTGTCAAAATTGGTGTCATTCTGCAAGAAATTCAGTTGTCACGTTCATTTAGTCGCTCACCCACGGAAGGGAATGAAAGATTCAGATAAACCGGATAAATCAGATGTAAAGGGTAATAGCGCGATAACCGATCTTGCTCATAACGTGATTTCGATTTGGAGGCCAGAAGAAGAATCATTTAAGGACGATCCATTGGGTGACGTCTTGTTGCAAGTATTGAAAAATAGAGAACTTGGGACAACAGGTAAGATAAGGATGAAGTTCGACAAGATGACAAAAAAGTTTAGTGATGGAGGATAAAATGGAATTAACAACCGAAGAATGGGAAGCTATAGCAGAAGCAAGGATAGCGATATGTGAGGAAAGGGAAATGTCGCTTGAGATAGATGCGCTCCTTATAGAAAAAGATGATCTTTCCAAGCGATTGGAAAAGGCGAATGAAGAAATAGTTAAGTGGAGGAAGTTACTGCGGGATTTAATAGAATCACTTGAGGCGGTTCATGACGATCCCGAATATCAAACGGTATGGACTTTGTATCAATCTCATATACCAACCGGATATAGAGGGCGTAAATACACAAAGGAATTTGATGCGGCAAAGGAAGCATTAGGACCCAACAAAGAATTAAACGACCCTGAATTTCGGAGAGATTATGAGCAGTGGTTGGATGATTTGGAGGTGAAGTATGCGATTCCTTAGAAGTAAAAAGCAGAGAGCCATTAAAAAGAGGTTCAAAAAGACAGGGATACTTCCCGCAATCCCAATTGGTAAGAAGGATGGGCTTTACTGGTATAAATGCGTTATCCCAAAAGGAGTAGATGTCCCTATATTTTTTTCTGGATACACCCCTATGAAATACATTCAGGAGGTTAAGTATGCGCGACCCTAACGAACCTTCAGCTTCAGATTGCGGGCACCATACAACGAATTGGACATCATCGACGAGAACGGCGAAGAGATAACCATCTGTGATTGCACATCTTGCCGCCGCAGAAGGACGAGGGAACAGAAGGAAGAATATCTGATTGATAGGGAGGATTGATGATGGAACTGGCAAAGAGCCTTGATTTTTACGAGAAGCAGATAAAAAGCGGTGTTCGGGCGGGGTTACTGGGCGCGATTCATATCGGTATTGCACTTAAGAGGATTAAAGACGATAACTTATGGGTGACAAGCGGGTCAAGGAACTTTGAGAAATACGTTTCTTCATCTCACGGCTTCTCCAAGAGTACCACCTATAACATGATCTCAGTAGCGGAAAAATTCGGCAAACATATCCTTGAAGATCCCTCTTTACAGTCCATCGAGCCGACGAGACTTATCCGGTTACTACCGTTTGTTGATGATTCCAACCCGTTGGACTTGCTACATCAAGCGGCACAGATACCGGACGCACAGGGTTTCGACAATCAACTCCGAAACTTAGGCGGCAAGACCGGGACAGACGACCCGCACGAACATGCATGGGAGTCAATCAATATCGAACAATGCTCCATCTGTAAACTCAGAAGGAAGGTGAAAGATGTCATCTAATAGGTCTAAATCGACATCTAAGCCACTTAAAAAGAAAAAGGCGGTAGGAGATACCAAGAAACACAGAAAGCGAATAGAAGGCGAATTAGACCGCCTTTGGGCGCAAATAGTCAAGGCTCGGTGGAACAACAAATGTGGTTGGCCTGGGTGTCAATACAAAGAAGCACTGGCAAGTCACCATTTTTATCATAAAGCACACGGCCTTCGGGCAAGGTGGAATCTTGATAATGGTATAGTACTTGACTTCTATCATCATATCCAGGTCGTCCATCGGAGAGGAGATACCGAACCGATAAGGGATGCCATCATTGAACATATCGGGCAGGACAGGTTTGAGCAATTAAAGATCGACGTAAGAGGGATATGGAAACCATCTATTGAAGAACTTGAGTGTCTGAGGGATGATTTTCAGGGAATACTTGACGAAATTACGGTAAAGGAGACAGGGATATGACAGGGATAGTTTGTAAGAAATGTGGGAAGAAGGATTGTAGGGAGTTTCTTATCTTAGGCGGATGGGTTACTTTCGTGTGTCCAGGTTGTGCGTTTAGTTGGACGGAGCCGGTGAATTTGCAGGAGGTTAAGATTTGAACGCAATCCCCTTTCTTTTTCTCTTGACCTGCCCTTAGCAAGAGAACCAGTGGGTCCCGATGTCAAGATCGGGGAGGGTAGAAAGCCGGTAACTACCGTGAAAGCCCCTTGACCCCCTCTGGATTTTGCACGTTCTTGATCTTCCCTAAGGCGGGGCGGACAAGTCGGTTAACACCTTTCCCCCTTTTAAATACAAAAGCCCCCGAATCATATAGACTCCGAGGGCTTTTTATTCTATCAGCGGTTGTGAGGCAGACATGATTTATATCAAGAACTGCGCCGCCGATATTTTGGTTACGGGTAATCATATCAAACCTCACGATTCCCCTATAACCGAAAATCAGGTTTTTGTCAATACCCTATTTTATCACCCCCTTTTCCAATTTCTTGGACTACGCTGCGATTTGGTTCCATTCTTTCTCTGTTAGGTCGATTATTCTTCCACCGATGGATTCATATTCAATCGCTCTGTCGTAATCCTCAGTGTTGTTCGCCATTGCGGTTACGGAGTTGGCAAGCCCCCATTGAGATAGGTCCCCGCCATTGACGAGGTTCTTCAAGATCGAGTCCTTAGCCGATACCGGCATGGAGTACCGTTTAGTGACGTCTTCGATGACTGCGACCAGAGGCTTCTCTTTGATCTTGTTTTCGGCGGTAAGTTGAAGTCTGGACATGGTTTTATCCCAAGCCACTTCAGACAAGGTTTCCCTTACCGTATCCCTGATCTTAAGTAGAAATGCGTGGTTATCGGCATTTCGTGTATCAGCGGCGAAGTAGTCTTGGTCGATTTGCTTCCCTATATGGTATTTTCTCATGGCGGTATCTCTAATCATCCCGTTAAGGCATACCAACCTATAGATGAGGGGAGAGATATTTACCGATCCAAGGCCCACTTCTGAGTTGGAGATGATAAGACCTGATTGAACCACGTCGCCTTTTTTTACTTCACCTTGAAGTTTAGGGAAAACGACTTGAAGGTACATGCGTTTTTCAGTCACTTCCGCCGAAAGGACTTGAATATCAGGATACTCAAGAACAACCGGAAGCGCGGTTTCAAGGATGAGGTCGTTATCAAGGGGTCTGTACCTGTCCGAAAGAAAGGCCCTTGCTTTTGAACCTACAGTCCTTACCATTCGGCTATCGGTGGCTCGGGCAAGCCATGTGTTGACGTTGTTTTCCCATAAAGCGGGTGTTTGGGTTTTCATCCGGTCATAATAAGCCTTTGGGATGTCGAGCTTTTCCGCCATTTGCTCATGGAAGATAGGGTTGATGTCATAAGCGTTTTGTCCATCGAACTCCAATTTCCCACCTGCTACGAACATATGGTCTGAGGGAACGATGAAATCCTTACGTTGGTTTGCGGAGTTTTGTACCGCTTCCGCGAGTTTCATGATGCTGATTCCTTTGTTCATATCGATCTCCTTTCTGTTTAGGGTTGACTCCACAATAACACAAACCCCTTCAATAGTCAAGAATAATTCACACCAAGTATAAACTTCTTGACAATACCACCACAAAGAGATATAAGAACCCCAAAGGAGGATACCGCCGATGGAAGAGATGACGACATCAATGAAAATAAGAGGGTTACTGGCATCAAGAGGATGGACGCAAACAAATCTTTCCGAATACCTGGACTGCACCAGGGAAACTATTTCCAATCGTTTACGGGCAGATAATTGGAGCGTGAAGGATTTGAAGCGGATCGCGGAGTGCTTCAACGAGGATGTTTCCAGGCTTCTGTAACTGAATCAGAATCGATCTAAATTTTAACCTTTTTTATATTGGGGTACGATGGGCTGAGTAACGCCTTTCGTGCAACATTCGGATTCGTGCGCTTTGCGACCAAAAAAACGAGGGTCGTTTTTCTTCGGGTGTGTTTTTCTTCTCTGTTAGTTATCTTAACACAAAAGGCCAAAAATTGCAAGCGGTGTTTCTGAGGTTCTGACCTTTGGAAAGGTTGTGACCTCTTCTTTTTATATCCTCTCAGTAAAATATATTTCATTTTGTGTGAAGATATTTCTTGACATTGTGAAAAGACATCTTTATATATGTATCGAAAGGGGGTCTTGATATGATTGAAAAAGTGATTTTCACCTATTTGGCGGCGTTGGTGGTTTTAATGTTTCTTGTCTATTTTATTTAAGGGGGTGAATTATGGAAGCAATTCAGCAAGTCCAAAAGTCGTTAGATTTGAAAGAAGAGTGTTCGCAGTGTGGCAAGTGGGTTGTGGGTTTAACAGATACTTCGACGGGTCCGGTGTGTGATGAATGTCTTGAAGATTTTTTTCTGTGTGTTGATTGCGAGGAATATAAACCGGATGGCGAGCTGACAAGTACAGTCAATGGACCGGTGTGTGATGAGTGTTGTGATAATTATATTTGTTGTGATTCGTGCGGTGAATGGGTCTTAAATGATGACGCTGTGTTGTGTGACGATTCGGTTTACTGCGAGTCATGCGGCGATGAAAATACATTTTGCTGTGCGGATTGTGGTGAAAGGAATGCAAATAATGCTGCGGTTAATACTGCTGGTGGTGATTCGATTTGTGAAAGGTGTTACGAAAATAATTATTTCTGTTGTGAAAACTGTCAAGAGGTTTTCCATAATGACAATTTAATGTCTACTGACTTTGCATATTATTGTGAACGGTGTTATCCGGGAAATGATGATAATGGGGTAATACATGATTACCACCATAAGCCTAATCCGGTTTTCCATCATATGCCAAAGGAAAAAGATAAGTTATACATCGGAGTTGAACTTGAAACGGAAGGGGATTGTGATTGTGCGGAGGGGTGTCTTGAATGGTCGGACGGTGAGGATCGATATTGGTTGGAACACGATAGCAGTCTGGATCGTGGGTTTGAGCTGGTAACGCATCCATGCACGTTGGCCTATCATATGGAAAGGTTTCCGTGGGTTTCCGTATGTGATTACCTGAAGGATAATAGATTCAAGTCGCATAATACCGAGACTTGTGGGTTACATATACATATAAGCAAAAGACCTCTGTCTCCAGCGGATCAAATCAAGATTGGTTTATTTATGGGGTTCAATGCGGAAAAAATAAAGATTTTGGGGCGGCGGGATTACAATACCTATTGCAAGCGGAAATATATCGATAAAAAGATCAATGCTGATTGTTCTCCTGATCGGTACGAGGCGGTTAATTTCACTAACTATAAGACTATAGAATTTCGGTTTTTCCGTGGGTCTATTAAAGCGGATACGATCAAAGCGGCAATTCAATTTTGTCATGCGCTCGTGGGATATTGTAAGCAAAACGGGTTTCCGACATTGGTAAGACCATGTTGGAATGAATTTGTGGCCTATGTCAAGGGGATAAAGGAATATAAACTTCTCTATACCTATCTACTGCATAAGAATATCGGGGGTGAATCATGTGTATAATCGTCATTAAGCCTGCGGGTGCCAAGTTTCCGTCAAAGTCGATTCTAAAGGAATGTTTTGATAATAATCCTGACGGGGCGGGGTTCATGTTCCCATATCGGGGCAAGGTGGAAATATTCAAGGGATATATGAGATTCAAGAAGTTTTATCGTGCGTTGAATGTATTTGACCAAGATATATCCTTCCCGGTGATTTATCATTTTAGAATAGCTACCACGGGCAAGGTAAATGCCGATAATACTCATCCATTTCCCATTAGCAAGGTTTCAACCGATCTATGCCAATGGTATAGTGTTACGGATTTGGCTGTATGTCATAACGGTATCCTGCCGATTAAACCATATAAAAGCCTGTCGGATACGCAAACATTTATTCTTGATATGCTTGCAGGGCTAAAAAAGGATATCATAAACAAACGTCCTGCGGTGATGGAATTGATAGAACTGGCGGTTCGGGGGTCAAGGTTGGCGTTTATGACCGGTACGGGTGAAGTGATAAAATTCGGGTCCGGTTGGATCGAAGACCAAGGGCTAATCTATAGTAACGATGGGTATAAGCCGTCAGTTTATGAGAAGTATTGCGGTCATACGTATCCGATTGGGATCGAGTATGGTGATGGAGGTGATTATTTTTGTGAACACTGCGGCGGCAAGCTGTATCAGTGGGGTCAGGACCTATATTGTAACGAGTGCGACAACCTGGGCAACATAAACAGGCAAGGGATGGTATAGGTTTTCCAAGAAATTGGAAAGAGGCGGCGGGGCAAGGAATGACCGCCGTTTTTTATTGCCTAAAATTCCGCCGCTAAAAAAGGTATTGACATTCAATTAATATAGGTTTATACGATCTTCAAATGGGGGGCCGCAAAGTTATGCCATTACCATTGTCAAGATCACCTATAAGTCAAGCTATCAATACAGCAATCCAGAAACTATCAAGAGCTAATACAAGGGGTGATATGGGGGCTGTAGTGAGTGCTCCGCAACATCCAACACCTGTGGTACGCTCATCGTACCAGTTGGATAAATGTGCGGATATAAACCATATCCACCTGCCGATGCTTCAGGATGGCGTCTCTATTGGCTCGATATCAAGGGATGCTGTTATGGGGGTATTTATGGGGGTATGTCAATCAATGGTGGATTATAATGCTTAATGATAATACTATACTATATGTTCTGTGTGATGGATGCAACCTCTGCCATGATTCATATGTGATTCATTCGGCAGGGGGGGGAGGGGAGCCGGTGACGAAGGTGGTGGCTGGTGGTATGGATTCCTTACCTGCAACTCACAAGGGTTGGTGGGAAAACGGGTTTATGGATAGTGAGTGGTCATGAAATGTTTAGTTTGTGGGGTTGAGTTTGTTGCGGAGCGAAAGACGGCGAAGTATTGTTCTGAGCTTTGCAAGAAGAGGTTTCGGAGGGGAGTTAGCGGGACAGAAGGTTCCTTAGCGGGACAAGATGACCTTAGCGGGACAGATGAAGTTGGGAGTCCTGCGGAGGTGGTTGATGTGGTCAAGGACTTGAAATTGGATTTGCACAAAGACCTTGGGTGCTATTCATGGACGGAGAATGGGATATTTATTCGTTCCGACATAACGATAGATCAGGTTCAGAACATAGCTCGATTAGTTGCGGCGAAGCATGGTAGGGAGGTTGATTTTAATGAGTGCCGAGGTTAAGAAACCTTTGCCAATGCACAGCCCGGAGGCGATAAAGAAGCGGGTAGCGACTTTGCATAAGCAGCATAGGGTGAGGGACATGGCGATAGTGAAGAAGCGGATAGAGGGGAAGTCTAACAGGACGATAGCGAAGGAGATTACGAGGGAGTTTGCGCCGATAACTCATCAGCGTGTGGATTATATATTGAGTCGAGATGATATAAAGCCTATCATGGAGAAGCAGTATTTGAAGATCATGGGTGTTGTCCCGGAGGTTACGGACAGGATTATTGCGAAGTCGAGGGCATTAGATGAGAATTTGGATGACAAGATCAACCAGCCGATTTGTTGGGAGGCGAACAAACTATTGGCACAGACGGCGGGTATTTTGATTGCGCCGAACCAGACGAATATTCAGAACACGTTTATCACCCAAAATAACAACATAGTCCCTCCGGTGATACAGGATCTCATGAAAAAGTATTTCGGGGACATTATTGATATTAAGCCTTTGGACATGAAGGAGATTGAAGATGCCGCTGACGCCCAAGGGTAAGAAGATCATGAAGTCGATGAAGAAGACCTATAAAACCACTAAGAAGACGGAGGAGGTGTTTTACTCTTCTGTTAATAAGGGTAAGATAAAGGGAGTCCACAAAAAGAAATAGGAGTCTCTGATGCGATTCATTCTGAAAGGAACGGCGAGGGATGGGCATGGGCAGATAATTTCAAGTGCCACGGTGAGTGTTTATTTGGCGGGGACCACGACGGTTGCTTCGGTGTATGCGGCATCTGCCGGTGGGACTGCGGTGAACTCAGTCACTTCTGGAACGGACGGTTCGTTCACGTTATATGTTGATGATTCGGATTACTATCAATCTCAGAAGTTCAAGGTGACGGTATCTAAAACCGGATACACGAGTAAGACTTACGATGATGTGGTCATTTTCGCTCTGGGACAGGCGACGGTGAAGACTGCTTTGCCTTCGGATGGTGCCGGGGAGAACGGTGATTTTGCCATCGTTGAGACAACGGACAACCATCAGTTCGCGTGGCAAGCCGGGGATGTATGGTACACCAGCGGCAGGGCGGAGATTCTTGCTGCGGTTCCTTCTGCGGGTACGGGGACTAACGGGGAGATAAGGATCATCGAAGCAACCGGCCTTCATGCGATAGCATGGAAAGCCGGGGGTGCGTGGTATGTGTCCATAGGAGGCACGACAGAAGGTTCTGCCGGTAATTACTCTTGGGAGTCGAGTCTGTGACCGAGATTGAAGGCATAGCGGGTTGGGAGGGGATGTTTTCGTACAAGCCCACTCAGGTATTGAAGTGGCTTTTAACGAGTCCCTGTAAGATCACCTGCATATTTTCCGGCAACCAATTTGGAAAAAATGAATGTTTATCAGCACTTACGTTAATAGATACTCCTGAAGGGAAATTCACAATGGAGTATTTATATAATAGAAGGATGCCATTTGAAGTTTATTCTTGGGATGGGGACAAAATCGTTAAAGCAAAAGCATCAAAACCTTTTAAGAAAAGTGGTGGTAAACGCTTATGTTATAAAATTACAATGGCTAATGGTCAGTGGGTAGAGGCATCTTCTGAGCATCGTGTTTTAACAACTTCTGGTGATTATATTTCTGTCGGCACCTTATACGATTTTTTTCGCGGTTCTCCTCAGGAGAAAGTTTACGAGAAATATTATAAGATTGCTGACGAACCCTCCCATCGGGAGTCCATTTTGGGATTTTTCCCTTCAATTCAGTTCGAAGATGTTCTGCATTACTTGAAAAGAGTATTAGGTTTTCTAGGTTGTTGTTTTCACGATTTCCATCTAAATGGTGGACAACCTCTTGGGGGAGGAGGTAGCGAGACAGTTTTCTTTCGATTATTAAACGATGTTCGGCAACATATTTACCGCCATGTACTGCAAAAGGATGTTCTGGATAGTAAATATGCCAGTATCCAGAAATTAGTATGCGGCCTCCTTTCCATCCTGTGTGTTTATCACCGGAACGTGGTCCGGTTCTTTGAGTCTTTATTGCCAGTTTTTTGCATAGGTACTCTATCGTATACAGGGGTACATCAAAATATTCAGCGACTTCCCATTGTCTCAAACCTTCTTTCTCAATCATATAGATTAGTTTCTGATGATCGACTTTTCCCGAAGATTTCATACGCTCCTCCTTTAATATTTGATGGTAATAAAGTTATTAGCATCGAAATGGTTGCAAGTCAAGAAGTATATGATATGACCGTTGAAAAATATCACAACTATCTTGCGGGTGGTTTAATTCACCATAATTCAGTTGCGATGGATCAAATCTTCTCTATCTTGGGAACGCACCCTAACGTGAACAAACGTGTAAGGCCCGAAGACACCATCAGGACGTTCAGGTTTGCCTCTCAGACCCTCCCCGGGGAGAAGGAAGAGGATGAAGTCAAGAACACCCAATACCCCGCGTTCAAACGAAGGCTACCGGCTAATCTTATCGAGAAAGAGATCACGCAGAGAAAACCAACCTTAACGGTGAAGACTCCTGATGGCGGGAACGTACAGATAGAATTTGTGAGTTTCCAACAGGATGTTCAATCCGGTGCCGGTGTCCAGAGGAAGCGGATATGGATAGATGAGGAATGTACAAGGGATTTCTACGAAGAGCAGATCCCGAGGCTTCTTGCGGCGGATGGGGATATTGTGTTCACCTTTACTCCTGTCCCCGGCGCGATAGGTTGGGAGTTTGACGAACTCTACGAACGGGCGAAGATCATCTACCGGACCCCTGCGGTACGACAGCGGATTAAAGAACGCTACGGAGAGGACTACCCCGAATGTCAGATAACCAAAAGCAAAGATGACATCTGCGTTATCATGGCGGCTACGGATGACAACCCTGTTTACGAAGAGGTGGCACGGAAGCGAAGCCTTCATACCGGGATAAAGATCACGGCGAAAGAATACATCGATTCCATGTTCAATATGTATGACGATGAGGACGTTATCGATGCTCGAAGATATGGGTTGTTCAGACAGCTTTCCGGCAAGATCCACAAGTCGTTTTGCGCGACACATATATTAAAGGAAGAGGTTTACTTCCCCGAAGGCATTCCAACCGAGTGGAAACACTATCGTGGGATCGACTATCATCAGTCTAACCCTTGGGCGTGTGTATGGCTCTCTTTAAGCCCTCAGGACGAGATATTTGTATGGGACGACTACGCCCCCTCCCCCCAAAGGATGATAACCTACGACATAGCAGAGAACATCGCCCGAAGGAGCCATGACTTCAGATATGTGTTTAACATGATTGACCCGAACGCTTCCAATAGGCAGCCGAATACGAATTTAACCACCATAGACGACCTGAATAGAGCCTTTATGGACTTCCGAACCAGGGGACTATGTAATGGGGGTCACTGGCAAGCATGGGATACCCACGGTGGTCGCGGCAGGGAAGAACTGACTAAAAGACTGATAAATTCCGTAAAAGTGGGCAAGCCGTTCAATAATAAGGTAGTTTCAGAGGGTCGTGCGGTATATCTCCCGACAATTTGGTTCACCCAGAACTGTAAAAACACGATTGAAAGTCTGAAAAATTGGCGTTTGGAACAGTGGTCTTCACGGGAATCTCTTTCAAAAAACGATCCAAGGGAAAAGACGCAGATGAGGTGGTCGCATTTTCCTATTTGTATAGAATGTATGCTCAAGTCGCCCCTTCTGTCCCTTGCCAAATGGGGGAATCTGGATGGGACACCGTTGAGGCCGAAACTTTATGCTTCAGGAAGGAATTAAAACATGCTTTATGCGTTCCATTGTAAGGAATGTAAGAAGGTTTACGAGGTGATTCTACCCTTGAAACAGTACGATAAGAAGGTGAAATGCCCGTATTGCAAGAAAAGATTGAATAAAATCATCACTCCGGTCTTATTTAAGGTGAAATGATGGCAAAAAGACGGCTTAAAGAGGCAGATTTGGTGTTGGCGAACAACATTTACGACCAATACGACATTGCCAAAAGGGATCAACAGGATTCGGATGAAGAATTTGCCGGGATAATGGACATGATTGAGTGCAAACGGTCTGAAAAGGACTATGAGTGGATGTCCGATGTCTTCATCCCGGAGTTTCCATCTATTCACTTGACTGAAGCATCCCAATGGGCAAACCAGTATTTCCAGAGTCGTGATTTCGTTGAGGTGTACCTAAGCGATGCCTCCGAAATTGGTGAATTTAGGGCAAAAGCCGCCAAAGATTACATCAACACCATGCTCAATGTGAAGGAACTCTATCACTACCCTAAGTACATAAGGGCAAGGGGGATAAATTCAATCCGTGGACAGGTTGTTGCGGTATGCAGTTGGAAACAGAGGCTTATAGAGAAGAACGAGCCTTCGGAAGAGATGGCATTAACAGGGTACGATGCCAATTCCGCCCCGGTTTACGACATGGTACAGAAGCAGAACACGGTTTCTCATCCGGTTGAGGACAGGTTTGAGTATGAGGTAATCGACCCGAGGAACCTGTTTTCGGATAACAAATACGCCTATTCGATACAGGAAAAGGAATGGGTTATCATTAGGAGTGAGATGACCTATGACGAACTGTATTCCAAGCGATTGGAAAACGGGTACATCAATCTCGACAAGGTGAAAAAGTGGAAAACGGTTTATAAAACTGATACCGCAAAGGACACCGAGAATGAAGAGAACGAAAGCAAACTTACCGAGCCGCATTTTGATGTTCTTGAACGATTCGGGAAGACTTGGGCGGTTGTTGAAGACCGTGACGAATATGGAAACCCGAGAACGATTCATAACGGGTACAAAGAGGACGGGTCTGTAAAGGAATCTGCGGAACTTGTCGAGGCGATTGTCACGGTGGCTTGCTACAATAGCGATAGAGTCCTGATAAGGCTTCAGGCAACACCGTTTATCACCTCCAAGGGTATTCCCTATAGACCCCTTATAAGAGGGTTATGCTACGTCCATCCGACCAAGGATGTCGGCATGAGCGACGGTAAGTACGGCAGGGAACTTCAAATTTTAATAAACGACATGATAAACATGGGTATCGACAGGTCTAAACTCTCCATGCTGCCTACTTTGAAGGTCCGGAGACTTGCTTGGGAAGACAACGATTCCATCTATTTTGAGCCGGAACACGCTATGATAGTCGAGAACAAGGACGACATCGAGGAGTTCAGGATCGATGGGAATATTCAATCTTCAATGGACATCATCTCATTGGCGATAAATAAGATGCAACAGGTCGAAGCGGTGTACCCCACGACAATGGGAAACACGCCAGGGAAAGTGGAAACCGCAACGGCAATCTCCGGCGCGGAGAACCGGGGGAACTTGAGGGCAAACTACAAATCCCTTACCTTTGAACATACTTTTCTTTCGGAGTTTTACTGGATGATGCTTCAAATGGGCTACCAGTTCATGCACCCCGAAACCGCCACCGAGATCATGGGTGACAATGCACAATATTTCGATCCCGACCAGAACTACAGCTATACCCCTGTGACGAGCAATATCGAGGTGGAATACTCAAAGGCGAAGAAACTGCAAGCCTTCGACTCTATGTTGAGCCGTTTGGTTGGGCTTCAGAACCCCGCCATCGTCCCGATCATTGCGGCGATTGTGTCACGGCAATTCGAACTCCTGGGTGATGAGTACCAGAAATACTCTAAACTTGTTGAAGTGTTGGCTAAGACACCCAATACCCCTGAAGCCGGAGGAGGGAATAAAAATCAACCCAACGGTAAAGAAGCAATGCCTCCTCAGAATCAGGAAGGATTGCCCATGAGTGGCATGGAACAAGAGGTTAGAGGAATATGAAAGACATACAGACATATTTGGAACGGATTAAAAAGCGTAGTGCTCACAGTCTTCAGGTATTTGAGAACAACCTTGATTTTGTGCTTGCCATAAAAACCCCTATCGGGCAGATGCTCTTAAAAGACTTGGTTGATCGGCATGAGATTCAGTTTAATAAAATCGCCTCTTTGGATGCCACTTATGCCGACAAACAGACGTATCTATACTTAAAAGGAATGATTGAAACATGGGTGGCTCGCATTGCGAGCTATGAAAATAACGTGAGTGATTATAAGAGTTCCGCCCCAAAAGCCGAACAGAAAGGATGAGTATGGAAAACGAAGAACTGGCCCAGGAAACTCCCGCCCCCGAAGAGGCAAGCGAAGTCCCTGCGCCCGAACCCGAGGTTGAGCCTGATGAACCCATAGACAACAGGGAGAGGTCAAGGCTCGGAAGACGCTTCACGCAGTTGGAGTCTGAACTTCGATCAACCAAAGAGACACTGGCAAGAATGGAACAGATGTTGGCTTCGCCCCAATCGCTTCCTTCGGCCCCTCTTGACGACGAGTATGATTCCGACAAGATCCTTACCGTAGGAGAACTTGAGAAGTACGAACGGGCAAAACAGGAAAAGAGAGATCGGCAACAGAGTGTGTATCGAAGCCAGTATGTTCAGACCATAAAAAGTCTGTCCACTGACCCTGATCTTCATGCTGAAATTGAGAAGGAAATGCTGACCAATATTTCTGAATATCCTACTCATACGAATCATCAGAATCCGGTACACGATGCGAAGGTGAATTATCGACTTGCCCGAGCAGCCGTGATCGAAAAGAAGTATGCCGTTCCGAAACCCAATGTGCGTGGAGGCGTAAATGCACCAACGGGTGTGACTGCCACCACAAGGACGGCGACACCTCCAAGGAAGATTGTCAAACTCGATGAGGCGACAGCCAAATTCGCAAAGGCAATGGGACTTGATGAGGAGTCTGAATTTGTCCAGCAGTCTGTAACAAGGAGTGATCTTTGAACAGTAGGTACATAAGGACTCATCGCACACGACTTCCGAAGCACCGGCAATCCACACGTTTGCCTGGTTCGTTTGAGGACCGGAACAAGTGGATACGGTGTTGGAATTGCGGATTCGTGATTAACAAGGATCGTCTGACTAAATCAGATCAAATGGCATCCTCCATAACGGATTATCCATTAGAAAACACAGAGGTCAGGGGATCTGGCGATGAATTAAACATAATTTTGTCACAAGACGAATTAGACACGGTAGGGACGATGATACAGAACGGGCTTGATGGTGATCCTGTCACGGATTATTACACTCCGAGGATTTGCAAACCATTGAAAGGCTGCCCATTGTGCGGAGTCGTCAACCTGCCTTGAGGAGGATAAGATCATGGGAATGGGATTTTCAATCGTTTATTCTCCGCATAAGCCAATTTGGGTTCCAGTGGACACCACGGACACCCTTTATCACGGTCAGTTGGTTTATTACGGTCTTCGGACACCTGCTAACACAGGTGGAGTAAAGGCGTTGATCGCTGCAAGCGGGATGGGGGATGTCAGTAAGTTCCAGCCCCCGTTCGGCATTGTGGTTGGCGACAACAATGCAACTCCCGTATATGCGACTGTGAGCACGGCGAATGTGAAACTTCCGTATATCACCGGAGTGGATACGGCGGCGGCACAGATAGCCCGTGATTGGCGCGGTGCGGAAGGGATGTACTCAAAGGGTGACCCTCAACCGCTGGTTCAGGTAGCGCGGATTACTGCCGAAACCATCATCAGAGGGTATTTCAGAAACAGCGCAACCGTTGGGACGACATGTATCACCACGTTGTCTCCGACGGCGGTTGCGACCACGGCGATGACTTTTGCAACCTTCGGGATGACTACGGTGGCTCAGAACGCGACTACCTATTGCGTGACAGGGGCAAATGCTGGTCTGTATAGAGTTGCTGCAAGTGCAAGTGCAACTGCTTACACATACACCCGTGAATGGCCCTACACCCCCGCGACGACGGATACGTTCAAGACCGTCAATGTGCGTCAGGGTCTTTGCCGTATGAACGTGGACACGACCTACGGGCTTTGGATCAATAACGTGGATGCGTTGACTTCGAATTGTTATTTAGCCAACGTGCTTAAACTGGATCTCTCTGGCGGTGCCGGTGAGGAATATTGTGACTTCTCGTTTGCTCACGATATGTTCTCGGCAGCTGCTCAGGGCAGAACGACATAAGGAGGTAGTATCATGGGAAATCCATTGACCAGTTCACAGTTTATCCGCCTTCTGGACGACAGACTCCGCAAGGTGGAAGTGGATTCCTTCAAGGAGCTGCCTTCTATGATTGACCGCCTGTTCGGGGTCATCAAGTCGGACAAAGCCTGGGAGGAGTTCTATGGGATAGGTGCGGTGCCTGACATCCCGGCGTTCAATGGAGCGTTGGAATATCTGAGTGTCGCCCCTCAATATTACACCAGGATCGAACCCAAGGAATATGCGGGTGCGATTGTTATCGAGAGAAAACTTATTGACGACGAACGCTACGGGGTCATCAAGAGCCGCCAGCAGGGACTTGTCGATTCTCTCATCCGTGTTCGTGAGAAGTTGGGCGCACAGGCGTTCGGATACGCCTTCTCGTCTGCTTTCACGTTCCAGACCAGTGAAGAAGGAGTTTCACTTTGCTCCTCTTCGCATACCACTAAGAGTGGTGCGGCAACGACTACCGGATTCGACAATGCCGGTACGACTGCAATCAGTAAAACCTCTATCGCGGCGACACGGATTATCATGCGGCAGTTTAGAAACGAAACGGGATCTCGTATCGTTATCGAACCAGATACCCTGATCGTTCCCGACAACCTCTATGATACTGCGTGTGAAGCGGTAGGATCGAACTTTGTAGGTGCAAGTTCCCAGATGGACCCCGACAGCGGGAATATCGGTAAGATCAATACCCAGTACAACAGATGGAAGGTTATCGCCTATCCTCGTCTTGACGACTACGACACCAACAACTGGTTCATGGTCGATTCCAAAAAGATGAAGGACTATCTGCTCTGGGTTGATCGGCTGGCACCGGACATCGAAACCACCAAAGATTTCGAAACGAAAATGTTCAAGCAAAGTATCTATTCCCGTTTCGGGTACGGATTTACCGAATGGAGATGGATCTACGGAATGGAAGTAAGTTAGTAGTAACGGTAACTTAGGCTCTTTGACAATTTAGGAGTTGAGGCTTAATATGAACAAAGTCCTCAACAAAACCAATCGGTAGGGGGCTTCGGCCCCCGCCGAATAATCGTGCAAGGGTCCGTTAGAGTCGGATCGGCAGCCCTTCGGGGGTGTTACATACAGAGGAGGATTAGAAATGGGATATACGAATTTTCCAAACGGGGTGACAAGTTTCGGCCTTCCGGTCTTGGGTCAGGCTGGATGCGGGGAGATTTTTCATTTGGTGACCAACAAGACAACCGATACATATTATGGGTTGCTCAGTGACCGTAAGGTTTCTGAGGATACTATCTTTACCACTCTCGCAACCGCATATGCGGCAATGACGACAAATCAAAACGATACGCTTTATGTGTATCCAGGCGATCACGTCCAAACCGCAAGTCTTACATGGGCAAAAGATGCGACGAATATCATTGGTGTGGGAAGCATAAACCAGAGATTCCAACCTTCAACCCTAACTACAGGTGGGGTCAGGATTTCCTGTACCACGGCAGCAGTTGATTCCATCATCGATTTTACCGGAAACTACGTCAGTCTATATAATATTGGCACGTTCAATAGTGCGGCAAGCACATCGAACAAATGCGATATTAAGATTTCCGGTAAGAACTTCTTTGCGGATTACTGTTCGTTCCGTGGTGGAAATAGTTCCACGCAGACCGCAAACGCGACGGCTGGTATCCCGATTTGGGTTGCCTCCTCCGTTGCCGGCGGCGGAAATGCCATGTGGATTAGAAACTCCGTTATCGGGAGTGCCGGGAATGCAGATAGAACGAAAGGGCCAGGATGTATCTATTTTGAGGGTGGCGCGGCGGCAGGGTTCAATCCTGTTATCGAAAATTGTCTCCTTTCAACGAGGGCATCCGCAAGCACGAATCAATGCTGCTTGGTTCTCCTTGAGGCGAACTACTCCGTTGACCGTGAGCTTCTGTTTAAGGGTTGCAACTTCTACAACTTTGTCGAGAACCTTGCTTCGCTTGTTGACTATGCGATTCAGGACGAGTGCGCCACGACCCACATGATTACGATTGATTCACGATGTACCGCAACGGGTATTGATTACTGGTCGAATGCGCCGACGTATTGTTTCGTGTGTGCGCCAGCTTCGGATGGTCATGGCGGAATCGGAACTGCAAGCCATACGACCTAGTGAGGTGAATTATGCCAAAACCGAGTGGCGGGAAGGATGTTTACGGTATCTGTCCTCAGTGCAACGGGACAGGAAAGAGGAAAACAGGCACAGGGGAAGAGGAATGTCCCCGGTGTGCCGGAGCGGGATACGTCATTATCGGTTATGTGGAAAAGTAACCCCGCCGGGGAGGCGGGTAAACCTCCCCACTTTTAAGGAGCAAAAGAGATGATTTGTAAATGGTGTGGTGAGAACGATGTCCAATCCGGAGAGGCGTGTGCCTTTTGCGGAACTCTTTTCGGAGAGGACAAACCGAAAATAACGGAAGTCAAGAAGCCAGCCCCTAAGAAGAAAGGCAAGTAAGTGGGGAGAGTCGGCGGTCATTGTAATATGACTAACATCGACCAGGGTGTGTTTGATTACATCCAGAAGCTCTTTGACATAGATACAATGGTTGATGTCGGGTGTGGTCCAGGGGGGATGGTGTATATCGCAAAATGCCACGGTGTCCATGCAGTAGGGGTCGATGGAGACTCTAATGTAAATGCGGATATAACCCATAACTTCGATGACGGACCTCTTGATATTGGCCCGTTTGATTTAGCGTGGTCGGTGGAGTTTCTTGAGCATATTGAGGAACAATACTTAGTCAACGTCTTCTCTTTGTTTAAGAACTGCAAGTATGTCTTTTGCACTCACAACCCGAAACCGGGACCGTGGCACTTCAACTGCCAACCAAACGAGTATTGGATAGATGTATTTACTAAAAACGGATTCAGTTACGACAGGTCAATATCGGAACAGATTAAAGTCCACAGCACCATGCAGAGGGAGTTTGTTAAAAACAGCGGGGAGTTTTACATAAATGAAGGTTTCGATCATCGGCAAAGGGCGTGGTTGGGAGGAAGCCCCATATGATTCAAGGACTTGGGGGATCACACAGTTAAATCTCCGTCGTCCGGTGAATCGGGTCATTGATATGAATGACTACATGCTTTGGGGACCAGAGGAAGCTATGGAAGCGGCTCAATCCCGTATGCTTGCTGAGGTCTATGGGACAGAATATATCGATAGGGATTCATACCCATTAGAAGGTGTGATTGATAAATTCAAAACAGATTACTTTTCCAATTCCGTGGACTACGCGATAGCCCTTGCGCTTTATGAAGGATATGATGAGATTCATCTTTACGGTGTGAACATGGAAACCAATTCTGAGTACGCATTTGAAAAAGCCGGGGTTGATTTCTGGTGTGGATATGCCCTTGGGTTAAAAGCCCAAGTGATAGTGCATGGTATGTTTTCGACTATCATGCGAACTAAGGACGGACTATTATACGGGTACGGGAGTCCCCAGAGAGAGAGGAGAATATGACGGCACAGTTTTTTTCAGAGGCGGATATGACCACTAAAGAAGGCATAAAGAAAGTCTCTTCGGAATATCCGGCGTGGTATTACACGACTATGGTTGAAGACTTGAAAGACGATGTTCGGCGGGAAGAGTTTCAGCTTGAAAGCGGGGTTATCCCCGCCGACAGAATCCCACAGATCAGGGATAAGGTCAAAAGACTCAAAAGCAAACTTGAGGAAATCGAAAATAGCGTTCCGAAGCTGAATGAAGTTGAAGAGGCTAAACTTTTGAAGGTTCGAAAGGATCTGGGTAAAGAGATCACCAATCTCATGTTTACCCGTTCGCAGATGCAGAAAGGCTTGGCGGATAGCCATACAGAAGCCCGACGAATGACGGAACCGTGCATCACCGTTACTCCCGAAGTCGCGGAGGTAGCAAAATCGTGCAACATCACTATAAACAAAGGCAAACTGTCTCGGAACCAAGCAGAAAAGATATGGAAGATCACCGGAAGGTATTTTAATGACATCTCAAATAGCGAAAGTCTCCGCAAGGATTAAGGTGACGTTATGATCGGGATCGATTATATAAACAGATTGGCGCAGATTCTTAACGATGCACACCCAAGTGGGTATTTCCTCGACAAGAAAACCAGTTTCGATTTTATCTATGAAGCGGCGAAGAATTTTGCATCCGATACCCGATCACTCCATTCCACTCAGACCATAACCACGGTGGACGGGACTGCTAAGTACGCTCTTAACCCGAATTTCCTCAGAGTCTTGACGGAGGATTCGGATGGGAAGGAAACGATACCATATAATAATGGAACCGATACGTCGTGGCTTTCATTTGAACAATATCCAACGATTGTTTACGAAGACCTTGATGAAGCAACGCCTTACAGGTTTTCCATCACCGATAGACCAAAAGCGACTCAGTTGACCGGAACCGCGACATCGAGTTCGACCAATTCAGGTGGTGAAACCACACTAACGGATACCACGGCGGCATTCACCACTGTTCCTACCGGGTCTGCGGTATATAATACAACCTCAAGCTATGTCGGGTATGTGCTTTCGGTCACCTCTGGGACTGCCGTTAAAACCGCTATGTTTGACCTCTCAGCGGTTCAGAGCGCATATGCGAACTGGACATCCACAAATGCCTATATCGTTCAACCAGCGGCTCAGTATGACCTTGTGTTAGACCCTACTCCTGATACTTCGGGTCATACGATAGCACTTGAGTATGTCTGTTCTCCTGATCCGGTTTATACCGATTACGGGAGTTACGGGTTTGCCTCGGGGTTTGAGGAGGCAATTCTGAAGTATGCCGCATGGCTCTATAAATACCGTGATGTCCAGCCTAAGTTTGGGGATATGCTTTACATGGCATACGATGGTCAGATGCGGAAGGCTCGGAGCAACAACAGGGCTATAAAGGGGATGAAAAGAGTTAGGGCGAATTTCATATCTTCTAAGCCGTGGAGATAAAATGGCTCGCAAAAAAGTAGAACCGAAGAAAAGTATCGCAGACATGGCACCTATCCCGATGAGGGGCGGGTGTAACACCTATCTCCCGGCGATAACCTTGCCATCGGGTGCGTTTTCCATGATTCAGAATATGAGGGCAACGCATCCTGGGTTTAAGGCTCGGGCAGGGACGTTAAAACTTCATTCAACAGCTCATTCAGCAACTAAGACGCTTTCGCTTTACCACTTCAGTAAAGGTAAAAGGTCGGAGAACCATTTCCTGGCGCAGTTTTCGGACGACGATTTATATCAAGCCACTACTCAACCTCCTGGTGTTACCACAGGTGTTTTCGGGACTTTGATGCACACCGGAACTGCGTCTTCGTACCCTGCGGCGTATTCTAATATAGATGATACGCTATTGTATTCCAACGGGGTGGATCAGCATCAACTCTATCCCGGTGATGCGAACCCGATCAAGAGTTTTGTCGTCTATCAGTCTGCGAATGCACTACCATTGATCCCCTCCATCGGGAAGGACTATACCAACGAAGTCTTGGATTCAAGCACGACGAGTTATGCCGATATTTCCGCGCTTGAAACTAACGTCAACGATTCGGTTCTTATCTGTTGCTCCTGTGTTCCGTCGAAGTTGAATATCACAATGATTGCGACGGCGTTAAATACTAACACCTCTGTTCTTTCGGTGGAATATTACAAGGATAGTTGGGCATCCGTAACGGCTCTTTCGGATGGAACCGCTTCGGGTGGGAAGACGTTTGCACAAAGCGGGACGATTTCATGGACGGCTCCCACGGATATGACACAGGGATATATGTTCGGGGTAACGGGTTTCTGGTTGAGGTTGACCGTTTCATTGACGCTTAGTGCCACGGTAAGAATTGCCCAAGTAACTTATGGTGGTGTGTTCCAATCGCTTCAAAACGTATGGGACGGTGAAAGTCTGGTCGCAATTGAGGCAAGGTTTTATATCCATGCAAGCGCAGCGTATTTTACCTATTATGGGTCATCGATCGACATTTCAAGCATGGTTGCCACGGATGATGCGATTTATTTCAATTCACTTGATTTAATCAGTGCGTTTTATATCGACAGCACTTCTGCCCCTTCGGTGACGGCAAGCGTGACTCCACATTTGTATTACTACACCGGATCGGCATGGACAGAGGTAAGCGGTCTTGTGGACAATACAGCAGGGTTTACTAAACCTGGATGGGTGACGTTCACAAAAACTGCCGCACAAAAGACCATGTTTCAGACATCCTATTATTCATACTGGTGGAAGATAACTGTAACGGGTGGCAATATCTCAGCCGATACGCGGATAGGGATTTATACCATGCCCTACTATGACATAAACGACATCTGCACCACTGGGAGGGTGAATTGTGCATGGAAGAACAGGGCGGTTTACGGAACCAATAGGGATCAGTATCTTTTGGTTTCGGCACTCCATCAGCCGATGGTTCTCAACGGAAGTGATTCTGCGGTGATTGACCCAGGTGATGGCAGGGCGAACATTCCTATTTGCGCGAAACAGTTCAAAAACGAACTCATGGTATGGCAAGAGGAGAAGGGAACAGAAGGCGGATGTTTTACGCTCTTTGAAGGCTATAGCCCTGAAACCTTCGGTAAGTTGGTTCTATCAACCAAACTTGGCGCGATGAACTCCAAAAGCGCAGTCGTTGTCGAGGGTGTTGCGGTAAGCACCGAAACGGGCGTTGAGATCCGCACAGTGGTTTATGTCCTTAGTCACTACGGAGTTTATGTTTCGGATGGAAGGTATTGCACTATTATTTCAGACGACATAAGGGACAGGTTTGATACCACAAACGCAAATTGTATTAGAAGAGGTTACGAATCGGATATGTGGATTGCCTATGATTCGACCTACAATGTCCTGAAACTTGGTTTGGTGTGCGGAACCGGAACGGTGCCGAATGTGTTTCCAGTGTACGACATTACTGACAGTTCATGGATGTTCGATTATGGTCAGAATATATCAAGTTTCTGTGAAGTCGAAGCCGGTAGCGGTACTGCTCCTGTTCTCCAATGTGGGGGTGGTAGTGCGGATGGTTTAGTGCATCTCCTGAACAGCGGCACAACTGATAACGGGACTGCGATAGATTCTTATGTCACAATAGAACTCGATGGTGCTGGTATGGTCATGAATGCAAGGGAACTCATTCTCTCCAAGACCGGGGACGTGACCATAACGCCCTACCAGGACGGAACAGCTCAGACCGCAAAGGTGATTTGATGGATAGGGTAAGGATGAGTCTGAATATCACAGGAAAGCACGGATCGCTTAAGCTCGCGGGTAGCGATCTGAGTGAACTGGTCGTGTTAAAAAATGATGCGGTTGAGATAACGCCTTATGTCCCTTTGAATGTCATTGGGGAACACATTGGGATTAAAATGGCAGGGTCGAGATTGGATTACGTTTGTTTCAATATAGAACCAATGGCGGCAAGATGAAAGAGTATTTCAGAAAACCACATATTGCCAAAAGCTACGTTGATATGTTCGAAAGAACATCTGAAAAACAGATGCAGTCTGAAAGTGTATATAAACATTCCGAGTTTAAGAAGCCATACAACTCTGATAGTTATGACGATATGGAGCAGATGGTTCAGCCCACGTTCAACTTTGGTGGAATTGCGCCTCCTAAATGGGACTATCCGCCTGACGAGAAGAAAATATTTAGATGGAAAATCATAAGGACACTCAAGGAGAAGATAAAAGATTTTTATCATCGGGAAACAACGGGAGAACTAAAAATTACGGGAGAACTAAAAATTACGGGAGAACTAAAAATTATTGATGGGCCGATTGGTGAAATCTCTCCCAGGACTTTTGCAGCTGGTGGTACGGGTCCAACAAAGAAGGAAAGAACTTGTGCTGATTACTGGCGTGAGTTGTTTGGGAATTGGACAGGGGGTGTAGTTGATAGCGATGGGATGAGATTGATAAACAAATACGCTATGGTGTGTCCCGTTATATTTGAACCACCCTATGACTGTTGCAAAGACGCAAAGATGTCCGATCAGAATGGGTTTGAAAGGAAAGCTGGATGCACTTATACCTGGACGAAGAAACTTGTATCAAAATCAGGAAGCACTTGTACTTATCTTGTTGAGGTATGGACTATATGGCAGAACGAACCATGCTTCAGTAAAACCATAACGGCAGTTTGCGGGTCCGTAACTGCGGTCAATAATCAATTATATTATAGAACTGTACTATGTGGCGGTACTGAATCGATAGGTTATGTGTCCCTTCAAATGGCGGTGGATGAAATTCAGTCCTTCACAATAGTAGATGAACAGGTTGGAGCATCATACGATTGGGTAATCACTTCAGGGGGTGGATCAATAACAGGTGACGGAGTATATACAGCACCTTCTTACAATGTGGATTGTTTACAAAACCCGACGATAGCATTGAAATGTGGTGGGAACATTATGGCAACCATAAGCCTTGCGGTGAATGGTCCTTATTATGCAACGTCTTTAGCATCAGAAGTATGTTGTCAGCCGGTGTCACCGCTGCAAGATTATAACTGTCTTAACTACCAGAAGTGTAACGGAACATATCAAAACGCCACTGACGCTCAATGTCTCTCGGCTTGCGGAGCCAATTCTGGTACACTTGCGTATAACCCCTGCGGTTGGCCCACGCCTGGGGGGAGTTATACTACCGATCTAAGGACAGCGGATATGAAAACAGCATGGTGTTGTGTTACTTCGTTGTTATAGGAAAGTTATGAAAGAGCTTACCAAAGAACAGTTATATGACAGGGTGATGGCGGTTCAAAGGGCGAAGGCTATCTTTATAGAGTCCGGGTTGACGAACAATATTACTAAAGCCTTTGAAGCGTACCAAGAGATATTTGCGGAGAGAGAACGGGAGATATTTCTATCATCCCAAGTCCACGGGAACAGAGAAAAGACTGTTCTGGATAAATATGAACGTATTAGATGCCCGGATTGTGATTCAGATATGATGTTTAGGCAAGTTCCTACAAACCCAGAGGGGATAAAAGTGCAACTTGTTTGCAGTAACGGCGAATGCGATACGGTGCTTAATTCGGAGAACGATTTACTGTGGTGGATGCAGAACATGAGGGTGAAAGATGGACCTGTCGCAACTTAAAAAGTCATCTAAGAAGGATGATGTACCAGGAACTGTGGAAGCGTATCTTGAAGAGTTATGCCCCGTTCCTAATTGCGGGAAAAAGTTGAAATTGATGAAACCATGCTGCACCAGCAGGTTCTTTACGAAGGAATGTAAATGTGGATATAAAGCTACTGTCAATCATTATGTTGGGGATAGCCGCCGAAGCACTGGTTGAGTTGATTAAGAAGGCTGGCCCATTACAGGGAGCAAGAAGATGGATTATCTGCAAGACACCGTTTCTTTACAGCAGAGAGATGGAAACACATTTGCTGCAATGCCCATATTGTATCAGCTTATGGCTTGGGATTTTGGCGGCGATAGGATATTTATTTATGGAATCAGTGGTGGTTCAGTTTATTGTGGTTGGACTTGTTTTGCACAGATTGAGCAATTATATTCATATCTTATGGAGTATAACGAAGGATAGGCAGATGGACATTCGTATAAGGAGGGGTTGAGATGCCTTACGATGCTGAGGGACAATATTATGAAGGGGCGCAGGTTAGTTCTTCCGATTTTCAGCCTGTGAGTGCGTTCTATCAGGATGATGATTATTGGTCGGGGAATGATAAAAATACGCCTATGAGTGCCTTTGGGCAAGAAAATGACTTGTTTGGAAGCCAACCTGCTCTTGGCCCATCTGTCAATGATAATTTATCTCTTAAATATGGAAGAGAGTATGAAGGCATAGGACAACCATATTGGAACGGGAACGCATGGACGCTCGGTTCAAGCGGTGGGACGACAAATAAAGCCATTACTCCAAAAGTGAGTTCATCCAGTGGCACAAGTTCATCTAACCGAACTCCGGTATCTTCTGGTCCAAGTAGGGTTTCATCCATGCCTGATTCAAGGTTCGCAACAACCCCAGCCATAGCTACCGTGGTAAGACCTCAATCGGCATTACAACCTGTCATTCCTCCTGCCATTGATCGGTTTGTTTCCATTCCTCAATCTATGTATCAGATGACAACCACCTTTCCTGAGACAAGTAATGTAATCAAGGATACATGGGGAAGAACGGTTACGGCCCCTCAGACTCAAATCACAACGGGGGAGACTACAAGCACAACTCATAAAGTGCCTACAATGGCATTGCCTCAATATCAAGAGACACCGGCTTTGGTAGCCCCTCCCCGTAACGCTATGAGAGAGAGGATGCTTGCACAAGAAGAAGCGTCTTTGGGAGTGGGTGAATGGCGGCAGTCACTTAAATCAGGATTGAATAAGATCATGTCCGAGGGGAATTTCGCTGCAAGAGGGGCGCAGATGCGTGAACTGTTCTCCGGTGCTGGTAAAGCCCTTGGGAGGATACTGCAATCCGCAAGTTCGGCGGCGAGGAAACAGTATAACGAGGAGTATGCAACAGCGGTTTCTTTTGCGGTTGAGAATTATCGTGGTCAACTCCAACAGAGGCTTTCAAAGTATTCTCAGGACATTCAGATGTACCTTGGTACAATGGAGAATCAGACTACGCAATCATCGAATCAGAGTGTGTTCACTTCGGGTGGCGGCACGACAACCACGGGTGGGACAACAGTAACCGAAAATAAAAGTGGTGGCGGCCAACTGACCGAAAAAAGCACAACAAGACCCGCAGGGTATTAGGAGGTTATCATGGGTGAATGGCAAGCAGAAGACACGGCAACTGATTATCCACGAGGCCCATACCCGACTGACCTCATTGTTTCGGAAGACAGCCAAAGCCTCATAAAACGGGATCTAACCGATGAACCGAATCCTGAGAAATTCACATTCACTCCTGATATGGGGCCAGTGGATTTGCGGGTTAATTATGGGCTTAACCAACCCGCTATCAATAGTCAGATCCCTGGATCAGCACTTGGTACGACAGAAGTTGTGGGTTACGACAATAGGACAGCCATAAGAAAAGGTGGTCAAGAGACATGGACGACTCCCGAAGGGAATGAGGTCACGGAAGACTATTACAAAACGGGCGGGAAATACGGTAAAGCAGATGATCCTCATAAGGATTCGGATGTCATCTATTACCCCGATGAGATCCATACCAAGAAACCTGACGGGACTTGGGATGTCACCGCACGACCTCAGCCGCCCAAGAAAGACCCTGTCTTGGACCAGATAGACAAGTTATCAAATACATCACCGGAAGATGTGGTGAGAACCGCAGAACGGAAGTTTGGTGTTTCTTTAACTCAATCTCCCAAAGAACAAGCTATGGCAAGAGTGAGCCAAAGCGATTCCATTGCATTTAAGGATATGTTCGGGGTTGATATTAGCAGGGCTACACCTGCAATGTCGGCAATGTTCAGAGATAAACGAAAATCAGAATTGGCAAGTTTTACTAAGCATTACGAACAACAGGCGGCACAAGCGGCACAGTATATTAAACAAAATTCACCCGAGGAGCTTCTGAAACTCAAGAAGTCTTATCTGGAAGTTAAAAAACTGGAAGAGGATTTGAAAAATAGAACCCCGAAACAAGAACCGAAACGCATGAAATCCTACTATAATGCCGAAGGGAAATATGTGGGCGAGTTTAACGTCAATGACCCGAACTTGGGGAAACTGATTGAGGAGAAAGGTCTTACCCCTGACAAACCTGCGAAACCGGCAAACGAAGATTCCTTAATCAAAGGAGCTATAAGTCAAATAGATGCCCATATCGCTAAGAATTATACGCCTGAGATCAAGGCAGAAAGAGCATTGATAAATCTCATTGCAACAGGGAAGGGAGTTGATAGCAAAGGGAAACCCTACAAGGATGAGGCGGCGAAGTCTAATGCGATTCAAATCCATATGAAGCGGATTGAAGACATGGAACAAAAAAGGGATCAGGCACTTGCGACGAAAGCATTGATCCAGAACAAAGAACTACATCCTTCTCAGGTGGTTTGGGGCGGGAATAAGGAATCCGCTCCTACGGATTCAGCAAAAGAATCCGAGTTTGATCCAGAGGGAACGGGATACGATTACGAAACGGCAAAAATGTCTGGTCTAAAACCTGACGCATCCGGGCATTGGCCGTCGAGAGATCCTCTTACCGGACAGATATTGAAAGGCAAAAAACATGAAACATTTTCTAAAACGGAAGAGGGGGAAAAAGTAGCTGGACACACAATAATCAAAGCATCAAATGGAAGGTATTACTCCTATACAAAGGATAAGTTACCAACAACCACTACCGTTCCGTCTACAATGCCAGCTGCGGCTCCAAAGAACATAGGCACACCGAATAAACCTGTGGTTCCACCTGTTACAGTGCCTCCGATGGTGAATCAGCAGACTCTTGTGGATGAAGCAAACAAGGCTATTCAGGGTGGTGCTAATCCCGATTTGGTTATGAAACGTCTGAAAGAAAAGTACGGCATCGAGGTAAAAATGCGAGAGGTAAAATAATGGGTGCGTTTGATGATTTGATCCCATCTTCCGAATCCGCTTCCGGCGCATTTACTGACTTGATCCCAAGTTCTGAGGGGATAGCTGGATCATTCGATGATCTCATTCCCAAACCCAAAGAAGAGGGTATCGTTGATACCGCTTTAAGATATGGTGAGAACGCTATGGACTTCTCAAAAGAAGTGGGGAAGACCATAGCGGATGTCCCGGTGCAGTTGGTTACGATGCCAGCGGCTTGGATGGGCGGGGTAGCAACAGAAGCAATAACCAAAGCAATCACTGGTGATCCAGAAAAAACAGCAGAATATAAAGATATTGTATCTCGCGGTCTATCAGTAGAGCCTATGAGCAAGGTCGGGAAGTATGTCATGGAAAAGGCAGAACCAGTTTTCCAAGGCGTATCTAACTTTGCAACCGAAGTTACCGAACCGATAAGACGTGACCCCCTGCTTGGTGGTTCTCATTCGCCTGTACCTGAATTGGCAAAGGCGGCAGTTGAATTGTATCTCTTTAAGAAGGCCGGTGATGTTGGCAAGAAAGGCGCAAAAGCCATTGACCTTCGGGGTATGAAAGAAGGTCTTGATGTTACCCGTCCAACGGAACTTGAGATAGTCCGTCCCGAGTCCGGTCAGATACCCCTTGAAAGGCCTAAAATCGTCCTTGAAGCGAAAGAACCTGTTAAACCCGTACCGGAAGCCATTAAAGAGGAGATCGTTCCTCTTGATGCCACTACACCCCCTCTGGAAGTCAAAGAAGAGGTAGTTTCCGAAGTTTCTCCGAAGCGTCCTGTATGGGACATGCACCGATCAGAGGTAAATGAAAACGCACCCGCGACACTCAGAAAGACCGACGAAGGGAAATTCTATCTTGAGAAAGAAGATGGGACGCTGGTTCAGAACCCCAAAACAAAAAACGCTTTATTCGATAACGGGGATTACGCCTTTGACGAGTATTACAAGCAGGAACTTAACGGCGCATTGAAACGGGGTGAACCTGTTCGTGCGGATATTTACGAAGAGATTTCATGGCTGAAAGAACAGGAAGTCGAAACACCTGTGTCTAAACGCAGCCCTCAGAATATCGTCACAAGGATTAACGTGCCAGACGACATGGGGAATTACGGGATTAACCTTGGGAAATCCTATAACCCAACAGAGTTAAGAGAGTTCCCTGACCTCAATAGGACGATAAACCAAAAGAACGGATTGCACCCTGACGAATGGGCGACCATACTCAATTCCGAAGGCTATAAAACCAGAACCGGAGAACCTTGGACGGCAGATACCTTGATCGAGTCGCTTAAAACAGGTGAGGGAAGGGACTTACTAAATCCAGAGAAGGCCGATGTCTTAACCGAACGAAAATTCAAAACTCAGGAACAGGAGGCTATTGAAAGAGGTATCGAAGCAGAAAATCAAGGAGTGCCGTTTGATGTTCCTGGTGAAAAGCCAAGGGGTTTGGCTAAAAGTATTGAAGATGCGGCTCTTGAAAAAGCGTTGATACAAGAACGAGGTGACTTGGGGAAACTTCCTACTTATGGTGAACGGAACATGCAAGAGATTCACCAGATAGTTAAGGAGTTTGTTGACTTAAACAGAGAGAAAGCATTTAAGATAGTTGAAACCGGGAGAGATGCACCGGAAGGACTGTACCCTGAAGATATATTTACGGGGTTAAGGGTAAAAGCAGAACTTGAAGGCGATGTCCCTACTCTTCAAAGGTTATTGGAATCACCGTTAGTTACGGAAGGGACAACGATGGGGCAAAGGATACAAGCCCTTGACTCTGGTGAACGAACTCCTTTTGGTGACATGAAAGATATTGCGAATACGAGGGCTAATAGGGTTGAAAAGACCACCGGGAAGAAACCATCACCTCAAGTTGTCTTGGAGGCGCAGAAGCGTTTAGACCTTGCCGAAAAAGCCCTTGAGAGAGTTGAGAATAAAAAAGCACTTCAAGCGTTCAACGAAACCCATGCGGCACTGACCAACCCTAAAACACCGATTGATAGAAAACCTACCGTGTACGGGGCTAAGAACAAACTCGTCACGAAGGATATGTATGATTTAATAAGGAAGGAGTTAAAAGAGAGTTTCAGGGGGACTAAATTAAGCATGGGTCCGGACCTTGATCTTGCGGTAAAGGCAGGTCTTTATCATCTTGAAGCGGGTGCAAGGGAGTTTAAGGCATGGTCTGAGAGGATGGTTGCGGATGCCGGGGAGAAGATAAGGCCGTTCCTTGACGACCTTTGGAAAAGGACTAAAGCTGATTTCCATAAACTTTCGATAGACGATTTGAAGGGTAAGATTTCCAATCGATTGGAAAAGGGTAAAGACCTGTCCGAACTTAGTCCCTATGTCAATGCGATTGCAAAACAATTCATCGAGGAGGGTGTAAGGCGCAAGGGAGAACTTGTAAAGTCAGTCCATAAGGTTCTCAAAGAAGTTATGCCCGAAGTCACTCCGAGAGAAACGATGGACGCTATTTCGGGGTATGGACAATGGCGCAAGTTAAAGCATACCGAAGTTCTTGATACTCTCAGGGAGATGAAAGCAGAACTCCAAGACGTTGCCAAACTGGTTGACTTGAAAAAGAAAGGCACATTCAGCCTCACAGGACACGAAAGACAAGCAAAGACAGATGCTCAGAGGATACTTGAAAAGAAAGTAAACGAATACAAAAAGAAATACGGGCTACAGGATGTCAATCGGGAGTCACTTAACAAATCGGCACTTCAAGCGATTAAGACCAGACTTGAGAATGAGATAAAAGACCTCAACACCCAGATTGAAACCGGAAAGAAGATAATCAAGAATAAAACCCAAGTGAATTGGGATAAGGAAGCACTTGATCTAAAAGCTAAACGTGATGAACGAAAAGCAGTCTTTGATGAATTATTCGGCAAGCCTCAAATTACCGATGCACAGAAAATAGACCGAGCCATAAAAGTCACCGAAAAATGGATTGTGGAATACCAGCGCAAGATTGAAGCCGGTGACATCACCCCTATAAACAAGAGAGAGGTGTTACATTCAACCAAACTCGATGCCCTGAGATTGGAACGTGAGAAATTAAAGGATAGGTTACAGGAACTCCGCAACCTGAAGAATCCGAAGAAAACACCCGAAGAGATTACGCTTCAGAGATTGAAGACACGGTTGGAGAACGAAACCAAAAGATACAACGAAAAGATGAAGAATCTTGATTTTGAGGTTAACCCCAAGAAACCAACTGAGTTGGACATTAAAGGACAGATACTTAAAAAAGAACGGGATAGGGCAAAAAGAGACTTTGACAATGCTTCCAACGCTTCTGTAAATAAAGATGAGATGGAGAACATCTTGAAGATGTCCAAAGAGATCACCGAAGCAGAGAAGCGTGATCTTGCTAAGTATGGGAAGGATGGACAATGGGCAGAATATGGTTCTGCTAAACGAGCCTACGATAAATACGTTCAAGCTCTTAAAGAGGGGGATAGAACATTCACAAAAGAAATAACGGATAGGATACAAAGGGCAAAAACAGAATATAAGGAAAATCCGTCTTTGGCTACTCTTAATATCCTTAAAGACATAGGGCATGAGATAGCAGATAACTCTGTAGCAATGGCGGCATCTTTCGATTTAAGTTTTGTGGGTCGGCAGGGCTTTTTTACTGCTTTAACACATCCATCGGCATGGCTTAAAGGGTTTAAGGTGATGATGCACTCTTTTGTCAAAGAGTTTGGTGTAAATGGTGCTATGGATGCTTATCTGTCTAACGTATTCAGCAGACCGAATTATCGTAATGGGCTTTACCAAAAGGCGGGTGTTCTGTCGATGACGGAAGAAGTTTACCCTACTTCTCGTCCAGGGAAAATTCCGGTTATTGGAAAAGTATTCAACGCAAGTCAAGCGGCGTTTCAAACTGCTGGAATTGAAATGCGAACAAGGGCAATGGACATTATAGCTGAAATCCAAAAACAGAATAAAATAGACCCATTTGGTAAGGATCAGGCGGAATCAGTAGGGACTTTAATAAATAGTCTTACTTATAGAGGGAAATGGGGGGAACGGGGTGTTGCTCCATCCATAAAACTATTGCTGTGGGCACCGAATATTATCAAGGGACAATGGGATATATTAACGGCCCATACGGGCGGGGCAGGGCTTAGAACATCGTTTGCTCGTCAACAGGCAAGAATGAATCTTTATAAAATAACAGGTGAAATGGTAGCGTTTGCTACGATAGCAAATATGTTAAGCCCTGGTAGTGCCGAGATAAATCCGACAAGCAGTGCATTTGGGACTGTAAAGGTAGGGGATGAGCATATCGACTACACGGCAGGGGCAAGAACACCCATTATCGCATTTGCAAAATTTATTACGGGTAAAGAAAAGAACATAACAACAGGGATGACAAAAGACCTTGAATGGGGTTTTGGAAAGAGAAAAAGATTAAATATTCCTATAGATTTTGCCTTGTCTAAATTCAATCCCGTTGCCGGTGTTGTGAGAGATTGGGCAAGGGATGAGTTTTACGGAGGAGAAAAATTCAGTTGGTTAGGAGGTTTCTATCGGGCATATACACCTATCCTTGGTCAACAAACGGCACAATCTGCCGAACAGGGGATGACTCCATCAAGAGTATTGGGGATAGGCTTAGAAGGATTCGGCGTTGGGACACCACAAATAGGGACACCTTGGATACGGAGATAAAAAGGGGGCTTGTAAAAGCAAATAATAG